AGCAATTATTGATACGAATCCTTCATCTGCATTATTAAAAATATCTGCATATGATGTCAAAGGTGATAATTTACGTTCAATTGCTCAAATAGTACCTAATATTGTATTGAATGCACATTCATATGAAATAAAAGGCAATTCAAGTGCTATATCAACAGTACAGGTATTATGGAGTGATAATTACCCTGGAAGTACCGAAGTATTATATCCATTATTTGAAGAAGAACAGTTTGAGGTATAATAATGGCTGCTGAATATTATTTAATTGAAAAATCAACAGCAGAAGCCATTTGGGATGCTATTAAAGGTAGATATACTGCTACTGGACAAACTTTGACGGATGCCACAGGAGCTGAAATTGCTAATAGAATAGAAAATATTCAAGCTACTCAAGTAACGCCTGGAAATCCACTTAGTCCCATAACAATCAATGGTATACAGGTTAATAGCGTTTGGGTTGGTGCATATAGTAGCTTACCAATATTAAGAGATGCTAATACATTATATATTGTAACATCATGAAATTACAAAATATAGCAATTGGTTCAGATAGTTTAGTGTATAGAAATACTACACAAACATACACAACTGATACCAGTAAATAGTTTACTGTTGGTGATTCATATACTAAAAATCATTTACTTCCATTTGGTAGCGATGAATGGAATGATGATGATGTGGATTTAGACACACCGCATATCACAGGTGAATTAAAAGGAATTGCTTTTGGATATAATACACTTACTTTAACCCCAAAAGAAACAAATGTATTTAATCCTGGAACTAATAATGGTTTAACCTAGTCTGGTACTTATGTTGGTCGAGCATTCAATAATTTTATATTTCCAAATAGTTCCACATACACTTCTTATGTTTGGGGTTTTGAAACATATATTAAATTAACTGCATCTCCAGCTTCTGACAGAAATGTAATTTCATATGGTTATACTGGAGAAGTAGGAACATCAGCTCCAACTGGATATTCAAGATACCAAATTACAATAAATTCAAGCAGATAGCTTTGTTTAACTTATAGCGGAAGAAATAGTAGCACTGGAAAATGGGGTAGCACCACAATTAATACTGCTACATCAAGTCATAATGGCAAAGCAATTGGCTATACTTCTGCAATGACAGTTAATGCTTGGTATCATTTATGTTTGGTTAGACTTGGAGATGGCAATGTTTATCATGGTTATAATAAATCCATGATGACTTTAGTATATTTACAACCAATTTCAAATATTGATACATACAACACACATTATTTAAACAGAATATCATATAATAAATCTACATCTACGTGGACATTTCCAACTAATTCAGTTAGTGGCACAACTAATTCTTTTGATAATAGCGTATTGAATTACAATAATACTAATTTTGTTTGTTCTGGTGGAGCAACATCAGATGGTTGGTTTGGAAGAATCACAGGAGATGCTGAACAAACTACTGCAATTAATTTATTTAAAATTTGTGATTCTGGTGTAAATATGTGTGGTGGAATTTATCTTAAAGGTGGTGCATATTATCAATCAGATATGACCATCAATATGGATAAAACAATTACCAATAATATTTATTCTAAACCAACAGTTGCATTAAATAATTCTAATGCGTTTACTACTACATATCAATACAAAAAATCAATGTAATGTATAATTTTTATGAATACTGATTACGGTCTTTTATTAAATGAGCAAAACATAAAATACCAAAGACGACAATTTAACGAGATGGTTCGTTTGTATGGTATTTATGTTAAATATTACGATATTTCTAATAAACAATTTAATAATTATTCTGAAATCGTTGGTGATGTGAACAATTGGATTAGGATTGGCGTAATATTTACTGACCACATTGATTAGCGTACTCAGAAAAAATTAGGTTGGAATTCAGAATTAGTTGAAAATGCTTTAGTGGTAAATTTTCCATATGATACACCAAACATTCAAGTTGGATGTTTAATTCAAGTGCCAAGTGGAATAGATAATGCACCACCTAGAATGTTTAGAATTTCTAGAATGTCAACTATCATGATATATCCAAGTTCCATTACTTGTGAATGCGTTCCAGAAATGTATAACTCTATTCCAACCAGTTATACTGAAGATTTCAGAAATAATTCTATGCATGTTTTATTGAAAGATGAGGATGATAATTTATGATGAAAATATATCGCTCAAAACTCAATGAAGCAGGAAGAAAAAAAGTTCAAGATGTTCCAAAATCATCTCAGGCATTAACTGATTTTGTTAATAATTTAAAAAAATCAAATATTGAGGTCAATGATTCTCAATATGGAGTTCTTGATAGATTATATAATGATGCCACAATTTCTTTATCAGAAGATTTCTTAAAATGGCCAACATTGTATCAAGCAGAATATCAAAAAGATAAATATTTTGAATATGCAATCAAAGTATTAAAAGTTTTGAGAGAACCAAATCTTTTTGAAAGATATTATCCAGATTTAACTGATGATGAAAAGAAAACATTTTTTGACAATACAATGCCAAAAAATAAATCAGTTGTTGGGTATAACAAACTTTCTAAAACAGTTCAATATTACGATTTGATACAAAAACAAAAAAGAAAACCAGCTAATGAAGATTTTAGAAAGAAACTTCAAACACTAGCTGATAAAGAAGATGTTGGTAATTTAATTAAATTTATCATTTATATTTATGATATGGCACGTACCAAAACTCAACAAATAGAAAGTGATGAATTTAAAACAGAAAATCCAGCCGCTTATAAAATTATCAAAGAATGTATCAAGCTATATAATTTGTGGGAAAACAATTCTGATAATTTAAAGTCCAATGGCATTGTAAAGGATTTGGAAGATTCAATATTAAAAAATAATGCAGAAATCCCACAAAGTGGTATACCATATTCTTTATTAGTTCGCGGAATGCTCATTGGATTAAAACCATATAAAAATTTAGCAGATTTCATAAATCCATTTGTATCATTTTATAATGATGTTTTAAAGAAAAAAAATAAAGAGGTATAACATATGTCCGTATCTCTTTATGACCAAGCCGTTGTGAACAAAATCAAATCTTGGTGTGGTGATACAAGATTAAGAGTCATAAGCAGTAGTGATACAGAAAATTTTTTATCATCTGCAGCTGATGAAGCAAATGACCAACAAATTGAATTGCCTATTATCCAAGTTTCTAGAGAAGGATTTCAGTTATTACAAACTGAAAGAGCTGCAATTACTTCATATGGTTTAACAATTGAAACCAATCCAAATAAATCAGAATGGATAAATGCCATATAGATTGGTTTAACATATCAAATAGATGTGTTTACTAGATATATGAGTGAAGCAAATGAATATCTGAGAAATATTATATTCAATATAATTAATTTCCCAAGAATTACTATTGAGCTTCCTTATTATGATTAGCAGTTACCATTTAATTCAAGTTTACATCTTCAACCAGAAGTACAAGATAATTCAGCTGTGCCACAAAGATTAATTTATGGACAGTTTACAAGAATGACTTTAACGGTTGAAGTTAAGGATGCATATTTATTCGACTTAAGAATAAATAATAATATAAAAATTAAATCAGATATTTATTTAGACGATGAAATATTACAAAAGGAGATTGTCATAAACAATGGCGATTAAACAAAGAATTAATATCTTCGACTCCGATACGACCACAATAACTGGTGGAAGTGAAGATGTATATGATATAGCATTTATTCCTGGTTTAACAAATAAGTATCTCAATTGCATTGTTGGTTCTGGTGAGCCAATTGCTCCTACTTCAGAAACCAAAGCTGAATTTGCATATGATACTAAAAATTAGGTAAAATATCAAAAAGACACGCATGATGTATTAGCCACATTTGCAATTGATACTTATGAATTAGCTGCTCAAGAAATTTCATATGATGGTCAAACATATACCACTGAAGCACAGACCATAGTATTAAGTGGAATATCAGTTGCTGGAACTACTCCAACTGTTGCAGACATTATTGCTACAATAAGCTCTGGTGTTGGTGGTTATATTCTTGATTATTCAATTACTGCAGGAACACCAGATACATATAAGTGTACTATTTATACTACTGATGGTTCAACAGTTACTAGCAATGATATAGCTACTGCTACTGTGGTATATGATGAAGACACAACAGCTACACAGCAAGCTGCAGCTGATGATATTCAATATTCTATAAGTGATAGTTTAGTTACATTCCACAAATGCTCTTCTGGTTATCAAATAGATGTTTTATATTGGAAAGCACTTGATGACAGTGCATATGATTATATCGGTGGACAAATTATCAGATATAATTCATTCGCTGCTTTCATATCTGCAATTGGTAATGAACCATTAAGTGTGTGGACATACAAAGTAGAAGGTGAAGATGAAGCTGAAAAAAGCTTTTTAAGTCTTTATGATTTTGCCGCTACTAAGTCATCTGATAAAACTAAAGTTGGCATCAATACTTGGATAAGAAACAATCTTAAAAGTGATGATGCTATATCAGTTGGTGATGTAGATAAAAGCTGGTTATATGCTGCTGAATTACTTAAACTTGGTTTACCAATTTTCTATTATGCATTCCCAGTAACTTCTGAAGATTCTGCTGCTGATTTTGATTTTAATTCCAAATTTGTTACTTCTGGTGTTATCACTGATGAAGCTCAGAAAATGTATGCTTCTCTTGCAGACAAAGGCGAATTCAATATCAAATATTTAACTACTGGTGGTTTTGATGCTGGTCTTGATATTGTTATAAATGACATATCATTAGACAAAGATACTGAAGCAGGCAGAGAAAACATTTTCACATATCCTTTTTATAGTGCTGATATAAAGGGTGAAGACAAAACACTTATTAGCTATCTTGCTGATATAGCTAACTATCGTAAAGATTGCATGGTTGAATTTGATGTTGCTTCCAAAGATTGTTTAAATAGTCTCAATCCTGCAGACCCATCAAGTGCATATTCTAAAATTGAAGAATTAGTGCTTAACAATGGATTAGTCAATTATTACAATGATGATTCATATTCTGCTGAAGATGCTGCTAGACAAGGAAGAAGACTTAATGTAACATTCCCTTGGTACAAAGCTGATTGTGATTCATTCCCAAGATATATGGCTCAATACAGAAAAGATGGTACTGCATTTGTTATGCCTGGTTCATTTGCATATCTTATTTCTCTTGCTGATGCACTCAAAAAATATGAATCCGCATCATGGGAAGCTATTGCTGGTGTTACAAGAGCTAATATACCTAATTTCGTAAGTTTATATGTTGATGAAAGATTAACCAATGCTATTGCAGACGCATATAACTTAAGAAACAGAATTGGTATCAATGCTATCACCAACATTAGACCATATGGTTATTGCATTTGGGGCAACAGAACACTTACTAACAATGAGTATTTTGCTGGTCTTGGAAATGGTGAAGATGGTCTTGTTGCAAGTTCATTTGTTGACATCATGTCCATGGTTTGCAATATAAATAAAGTTGCTTTCAGAGCTTGTAAACGTCTTATGTTTGAAAAAGATAATGATAAGCTTTGGGTAAGATTTATGCAAGCCGTATCTCCATACATGGACCAATTAATTTCTGGTGGTGCTCTTAAGAATTACGAAATTCAAAAGCAACCTTCAAAAATGCGTGGACAACTTGTTGCAAAAATTATTGTATGGCCTTACTACGCAGTAGAGAACTTTGATATTGAAATTGTTCTCAGAGACACTGAAGCTACAACTGAATCCTAATTTGAGTAAAGGAGAAACTATATAATGGCTATTGAAACCTCTGGCGTTGATTTTGGTGCATATCATCTTAGTGCAAATCCAGATTTATATCAACCTCAACTTCAAAACAATTTCAAGTTTGTTTTCCCAGATTTTGGTCCTTTGCTCAAAGAAGGCAAAACTGGTGAAGAAGATGATGCATACATTTATGATGTTTCCAACATTCTTGAAGTATCATTAGATTCAACTGGTGTTCCAAGTTATCAACAAGGCGTTGTTGAAATAAGACGTGGCAACAGTGTGGCCAAATATGCTGGAACAATTTCGTGGCAACCTATTACCATGAGATTTAACAGTTATGAAGGTGCTCATACTAAAGATGCTGTAATGGCATGGAAAGCTCTTAGCTATTCAATTAAAAGAGATACTATTGCCGCTCTTGACAATGTTGATGTTCCATATAAACAAACATGTTATTTAATGGAATATTCACCAGATTATCGTCTTCAGAGAACTTGGAAAATCGTAAATGCATTTCCAACTGAGATTTCATTCTCAGATTATGACAATTCAGCTCAAGATTCTAAAGTCACAATACAGATGACATTATAGTATGACAAAGCAGAAATTGTCTATGATTAATTTGAAATCACATAAAAAATGAGAGTGTTGTTCACTCTCATTTTTTATTTTTACAAAATTTATCATTTATTATATCAAGGTTTTAAATTATTTATTCTTAAACAGATACACACAAAATATAAAATCATTTAACCCTGTGCATTCTGGTGCAAATAGTGACATTTCATGATTGCGACATAATTATGATTGATGTTCAACATGTGACATGTATAATTTAGTGAAAGATTTTTATAAAAGAGGTTTGTAGTAAATATGTGCTCTGTTAAAAATCGATCTTTTTGAGTGATAGCACAGTCCTTAAATTATTTACTAGTCTTAGTCTTGAGAAATCTTGACTACGTTAATTGAGTGAAATACATACACACCTCGAGTTGATGCTCTAGACTCTTGCCCTGTGGTTATAAGTTAAGTTAGGTGGACATAATAATAGCCTTGTGCTTATAACTTAAAAACATCAATTAACATTGACGAAGAGAAGTCCAATTCTTGCTTCGGTTATAGAAGTAAGATAGGCGCAACCAACTTTAGTTGGCATTAAAGATTAAATTCTTTTAGAAAGGAATGTTTAGAATTATGGTATACGTAATTTCTAAGCAAGGGCAACCACTTATGCCATGTTCTAAGCATGGTAAAGTAAAACACTTACTTAAATCAGGAAAAGCAAAAGTAGTAAGACGTTGCCCATTTACGATCCAATTGACCTATGATACACCAAATTATAGACAAGTGATTGCATGTGGGGTAGATACAGGATCTAAAAATGTGGGAGTAGCTTGTGTGGGCAATAACAAAGTATTGTATCAAAGTCAAATTGAGCTACGAGACAACATTAAATCCAAAATGGATGAGAAACGAGGATATCGTAGATCTAGAAGGTTTAAATTACGCTATCGCAAAATCCGATGGCTTAATAGAAATAATTCTATCAAAAATGATAGATATTCACCAACACTAAAATCTAAATTTGATAGCCATGTTAAAGAAATCAAATTTTGTAAAAAGATATTACCAATAACAATTTTAGTGCTTGAAACAAGTAAATTCGACACACAATTAATAGAAAAACCTTGGCTATAGAAATATAGTTGGGCTTATCAAAAAGGTATAAATTATGGATATGCTAATTCTAGAGCCCACGCTTTAGATAGAGATATGTATACTTGTCAATACTGTGGTAAGAAACATACAAGATTAGAAGTTCATCACATTGTGTACAGAAGTAATAATGGAAGTGATGACTTAGAAAATCTAATCACTCTATGTGAAGATTGTCATGCTGATATCCATGATGATACTAAGATTCTTAAACTAAAGGGTAAGAAAAAATCTAGCTTGAGATATGCAACGCAGATGTCAGTGCTTAGAAATATGCTATTTAAATACTATCCAGATGCAATAGAAACATTTGGTTATGTAACTAAAGCTAATAGAGAAGCATTAGGTTTAATGAAAGATCATTACATTGATGCTATACTAATTGCAAGTAATGGGCAATTTGTAGAATTTAACAATGAAATATTTTACAAAAAGTGTATATCAAAACAGAATCGCAGTATGAGAAAAGGTATTAGAGGCGAAAAGGATATACCGCTTGGAAAAGTTTTAGGGTTTAGAAAATTTGATAAAGTTAAATATCTTGGTCAAGAGTGTTTTATAAAAGCAAGACGAAGTTCGGGAGCATTTGTGTTAATGGATATATTTGGTAAAAACTTAGATTTTAGGAGTATAGGCGGAAAAGCTAATCCGTCTTATAAAGTTTTACAGAGACTACAATCAAGAACGAGCTGTTTAACAGAGAGGAGAAGCGTCATTCCTGCACTAAGTTAAAGACTTAGTACTTTCTTGACGCACGAAAAATGAACTACACTATTGCTGAAACTTATGAATTGCCATCTGAAGGGAAAATATATTCTCAAACAGTTGATCCACTCATCAAACTATCTTCTATGCAAACTCAACATGAATTGCGTAGATTGAACAGAACTGACAGACCATTGAAAACCATGGCAGATATTATAGATGATTGCATGGTTGATAAATGCGGTATTTCATCATATGATATGTGCATAAGCGATTATCAATTTTTATTGCACAAAATCAGAACAGTTACTTATGGTCCAGAATATAAATGTACCACTACATGTCCATTATGTGGTGAACAAAATAATTCCGTAGTTAATTTAGATGAAATAAAAATTACTAAGTATTCAGAAGAATTTAAAAGATATTTATCATTTGAATTGCCCAAAACTAAAGATTGGGTATCACTCAACATTCAAACGCCTAGAATGCTTGACAATATTCAAATAAGAACAAAAGAAAAGAAAAAAGACATGCCAACTTTTGATGGCGATTTTGAATTTCTCATTACATTAATGTTTTTAATAGACACAATTAATGGTGAGAAAATGAATGATTTTCAATTAGAGAATTATATCAAAAAATTACCATTAGCTGATAGCAATTATATTAGCAACATGTCAAATGAGTTTGTAAAATCTTTTGGTATTTCCAATGAAGTGGAAGTGACTTGTGGTCTCTGTGGGTTAGTCTACAAAAGTCCCTTTCGCATTACGAGTGAATTTTATAGACCCAGTTTATGATAAAGATGGTTCGTTGTATGCGCCCAAAAGATATAATGAACTGATAAGAGAAAAATATTATATTTCTCAAAAAACTAAAATTTCTTATAATGATATAAATGCCATGACTCCAAGTGAGAGAAAAATGGTAGCACAAATGATTCTAGAAGATATGAAAAGAGAAAAAGAAGCTTTAGATTCTAGAATGAACAAACATCAATTAATTTAAATGAAAGTGAAAAAGTAAATGGCTTTACATACTGATGCTTCTTCTAATAATGGACCGAATTCTGCTGGACAAGTAGTCGGTCAAGCTTTAGATGTAAGCAATTTACAATAGAATTCAACTCAACAAAGCAATCAGGCTTCAATATCTCAATTCAAACAACTTTTGAATACTGATATAAAAGGCAAATCCGCATCTGAACAAGCCAAGATTTTAAAGGAATTGTCCAAATCAATCAAAACTCAGACTGATATAGCTAAAAAGAGTTTAGAAGAACAAAAAGCTGGCAGACTTGAAGCAAGAAAGCAATATAAGGAAGGTTCTGCAGAATATAAAAGAATCACCAAAGAAATTGATGACATAACAGAACAAGAAGAATCATTAAATGTTCGTTCTCAAGCAATGATTAATGCAACCAAAAACATGGGAACAATGATTGTTGCTGGTTTGGGAAATATTGCTGATAAAATGAGTGGTTATTTCAAAGAAGTAATCACCATGAATGACAATTACAGAAATCAAATCAATACACGTTTACAAGGCGTAACCAATCAAGCTGGTATTTGGTATAATCAAGCAGATAAATGGTCTAAAATGCAACGAGACATTACCACAAAATTTGGTATGTCTATGCTTGTCAACGAAAAAGATATTTTAAATAATATTGACAAAGCTGTTTCTGCTGGTATTGCTTACAATGTTGAACAAAGAGCATTGTTAGAAACATTAAGTGACAACATTGCTACAACATTCAATGCTTTTTCACAAGAAATAACTAGATACATTCGTTTATCTCAAAGAGATACCACCACACTTATGCTTGGCATGGAAAGTTCATTGAACACCATGCTCAACCAATGGTTTAATGATACATCATATTTGACAGATGTAAGTACAAGTTCAGTAAGCAATCAATTGTTTGAAGCTATGTCACAAATGTCTGCTGGAGCTGCTTCTGAATTTAATTTCACTGTTCAAAAATGGTTAGGTTCTTTATATTCTCTTGGTATGAGCCAAGAAGCAATCAGTTCAATTGCTGGGGCTTTAGGAGCTGCATATTCTGGTAATGTCAATGTGGGTGACACCATGCAAAATTTGTTGGCTATGTCAGCTTCTCGTTCTGGACAATCATATGCAGATATTCTAAAAGAAGGCATTGATGGTTCAGATGTAAACAAATTGCTTGAAAGCATGGTTGGATATTTGGCTGAAATTGCTGAATCACCAAATAATGTTGTTGAAACTGCTTTTGGTTCAGTGTTTGGAATGACGGTTTCTGACTTAAGAGCTGCTGCTAACTTAGCTAGACAATCTGCTGCTGTTTCTAATCAATCAACTTCTATTGGAACAATGCTTGGACAAACTGAATAGATGATAAGCACCATTGGTGAGCGTCTTGGTATGTCTGGCATGTTATCTAATTTAAAGAATAATTTCCTATATACTACTGCTGCTAATTTAGTGGGCTCAGGAATGGGATAGTTTTTGTATGAAACTATTACTGAATTTGGTAATATGATAGATACTGCTATCCCTGGATTTTCTGTACTTGGTACTGGTGTTGATTTTGGTGGAGCTCATATTACTGATTATATCAATGCTGCTATTGGTGGTTTAAGTATTATATCTGGAATTGGAACTGCAATTCAAGGAATAGCTAGTGGAAATGCTTTTGCTAGCCTTAATCCCAGAGATTGGAACACTTGGAATGGTCAAGGCACTGGGTTTGCAGGTGTTACAGGTGGAACAGGTAAATCATTAGTTGCTGTCGGCGGTGCAAGTGGTGATATTGCTTCAACAGAATTAAGTTCTGCAAAATCTTCAGCCATGAAACAACAAGGTTATGATGAAGCTTCTGCTGAGCCACCAGATAAAGATACTGATGATATATTCAGTGAGATACATACATTATATGAATGTTTCTTTGGTGAAAACAGAAAACCAATACTTGTTGACATTAACCCTGATACAATGCCAACTATTCCAGTATCTCTTGATGATATAACAGTTGATATGATGGGAATATTCAGTACTACAGGAGGATTATAATAATGTCAAATAAATTTGATTTTTACAATAGACCAATGCAAGAGTTTGGCACTCAAACATTGATGTCTGATTTTATCAAAAATTTATTAGCCAATACTCCTCTTCCTATTTGTAAAACTGTTAGAATAGGCGATACACTAATTAAAAATAATGTTTACATATATAATCATAATTTAATTATGTGTACTAAAAATGGTGTTTTGGGTGCAGAAAACATTGACCCATTATATCCTAGAACTGATTTATATCCTAGCCAAGATTTATTTCCATCTGATGGCATATCTGGTGCAAAATATGAAATAATATCCAGATATGAATTCGGTAAACATTATAATAATATAACTCACACACATTTTTCTCAATTTGAATATTACAGTCCATCAGACCATTATTGGTTAGGTGTTTATTTAAGATGCATAAGAGATATTTATGGTGTAAATTATTTGCCATTCTATAACTGTTTCAACACACAAAATCCAGCCAATATTAATGAATACTATACCACAAATAAATATTTATATGTAACTCCGATTGAATTTAACACAATATACACCATGTCTTATGAGTTAGACAATTCAGTTAAAATAAGACCAATATTATATTCAACATATCCTATTACTGAATTGCCTAATAATAAAGAATCTAATAAAGCATTTGGTGAATTCGCTATATTGTCAAAACCTAAAAATTTAAGTGGCAGACATTATTCTAATTATTATAAGTTTTCTTATAATACTCAAAATTTAGAATTACACAAATTAGAACAATATTTATATTTGTTAATTCAATCTGATGAACCGATTCAAAGTTTGTCAATTGTGGAAGGCAATTATCACAATACCAATTATGTTGTAACTGGAACGACAGATGATGCTGAATTAATGAATGATGAATCACTTCAACAAAATCCAACATTATATTCTCCTCCTGACCAAAAAGTATTTGAAGCAACAAGTAAATTAAGATTATTAGATTCTGAAAATAGAAAAAATCATTATGCTTTTTCCAACAGATTGGTAGAAGGATTATTACATCACACAATAAACTGTCAAGATGAAATTCCACAAGACATTGGCAGAGTGCAAGAAAAACTCAAATTAAAAGTAGATAATATTTGGACTACTCAAATACAACAATCAGCTTTTTCTGATTATATGGCTACACAAGTTAATCAGGAAGGTTATTACAATTATTTAGACATAAACGGAAACATAGATAAGGATATAGAATATTATTTATTTGGAAACAATATATCCGCAAAATGAGGTTGAAACATGGCAGAAAGAATATATTCTGATGTTGACAATTATATATATCTTTATCATTTAAATCAATTTTTAGTAATTCCAGTATATCCTGAAAATGTTAATGATGTTTTACAAGCTCAATGGTCTTCAACCACTCCGTTAGCTAGGTCTGCACCAATACAATCGTTTTCATCTGCTGGACCAAGGTCTGTAACATTCAGTTTTGAATTGCACAGAGATTTAATGAACCAAATCAATTATCAACAAAGCAATATGATTATACCTAAAAATGATGATTATTTGGATACATTCATTAATTGCGTACAAGCATTATCAGTTCCAGAATATATAGACCCAATCAAAATGGTAAATCCACCATTAGCTGCTATAAGAATTGCTGATTAGATATTTTGCAAAGGCGTTATCACCAATGCTTCTATTGATTATAGATTACCATTGCTTGAAACTAAAAGTGGTAAAAAATATGCCGTTGTTTCTTTGAGTTTTACTATAGTTGAAATAGAAGCATACACGGCTTCATATATTGCCAAACATGGTTCTTTCAGAGGATTATCATCTTCATTAGAAAGAAAAATCGCTGCATTAAATGGAACTCAAAAAGCAATTTCTGTTACTGACATCGCTAGAAACCAAACTATATATAATAATGGGTGAGAGGTTGATTAATGTCTTTAGTTGAAAAATCAAAACCTTCATATAATTATTTTTCTAGATATCAAGAAGGAAAAATATATTATGATGTAACAGATAAAAAATATGTAGATTTGGCTTTGTATTGGTTAGATGATACTACACCATATATTTTATATGAAGTAGTTCGTGGAGACACATACGATAGCATAGCATTAAGTGTGTATAACAATCCAACATATTGGTGGGTAATAACTGATTTTAACAGAATCATAAATCCATTTGAAAAACCCGTTGTCGGAAGTAATATTAAAATTCCAATATTCAGCAACATTCAGTTTAAAGGTGTATAACGATGGCTAATTTATTAGTCGGTTCTGATGTAGTAGAAGTGCCATTTGTGACAGTGAAAATTGGCAATGCTATATTGGGTGTATATCAAAATAGTTTGAAAAATGGCAAAACAGTTGCTCAAGTTAATACACCTAATTATATTCGCGATTTATCAATTGTTAAAATAAATGGTGCAGTTAATCAATATTCATTAAATATAGTTTATGGCATTACTTAGTTCACTGACCCTAATTATATTGAAAAAATATTATCCAGTGTATCAACAAGCCGTACAATAACATTTTCATATGGAGATTTTAATTCTCCATCTTTTATATATAAGTCAGAAGAAGCCATTATTACAAATGTTTCCAGCAGTATAAATTTTGGTAGTTCTTAGTTGACTTACAACATCAAAGCTATTTCTTCGTGTGCTTTATCCAAATCAATAGTTAGAAACTGGCCCATGAGAAAAGCAAAACCATCACAACTAATAGCTGAGATAGTAACCAACAATGCATACGGTTTAAATGAAATATTTACTGGTATGCAAAAACCAAACATCATATCCAAAGAACATTTGATTGCAAATGATGATGAGACAGTAGAAATAGAAGCAAAGCAAAATATGAATGCTTTTGATTATTTAAATTATCTCACATCTTGCATGGTATCAATTACAGATAGAAATGCGATATACATATTGACTGTATATGATACTAACGATGCACCAATGTATGGTACTTATTTTAAAGTCACTAAAGTGCAAAGTGATATAGCTAAAAATCATAATCCTAATGCATTCAGTGTTGATGTTGGATTTCCTACGGATACATTTGTAATGGATTTTTCAATACAAACAAATGATAGTTGGAGTATATTATACGATTATTCTCAAAATCAAATTCAATCAAACAATTCATATTTGATTGATGATGATGGTAATTTGGTACCGCACAACACCAATAAATTTGTTCAAAATGTGTATAAAGGCACAGTTGAATCTGAACAACAAAAATGGTGGAAACAAGTTACTGAGTTTCCAATCAAGGCATCACTAACCATCAAGGGTTTATTAAAACCAGCTAATTTGATGCAGTATGTTAATATCAATTGCTATTTTTATGGTCAAAAATATATTGCAAGTGGTTTATATATAATAACAAAACAAACAGACACAATAAGTCAGAGTGGATATAGAACAACACTTGAATTATTGAGAATTGGTGGATCCAATTCAGATTTATATGAAACACCAGGTGATAATAATGAATATAATACTAATTACACACTGGGTGCTGCTTCAAATAGTAAAGTATATACTCAATTACATGTGGTGAATTAAATGATAGTAAAAGGCATAGTTGAAAATGTTGTTGATAGACATAATATAAAAGTCAGAATACCATTTTTAAATGGTGCTTAGCAACAAACAGATGCTACTCCAACTGACCAACTTCCTAATGCTACCATATGTCAATTGCCAAATTTAGACATACAATTATCTACTGGTGATGTTGTTTGGATTGAATTTGAAAACATGAGATGGGATGAGCCTGTCATCGTTGGTTTTTTAGACATAAAGCAAAATACCAAAGTAACATATAATGGTTCTGGTCTCAATATAACAACAGAAGCTAATTTGCCCAAATCCACAACTATTGGTGATGTAACTCCAGAAAGTATTAATTGCCTTAAAGGTGTTAAAGATAATATTGCTGATTATTTAACAAACACCATGTGGGTATATCCATTGGATTTAAGAAATTACAATGTGACCACATCAGGAAATATTAATGTTCCTATGTCTGTTATACAATCAATACCAGAACAATCATTTGTAATTGCTATAACAAGTAATGCAGATGGCAATGATGTTTATTGGTTGCTGTTGTCCAAAACATTAATTACTCAACCGAATGATGCTATGTCAGTATTGCAATATGATATGCCACAATACAATTATATATTTTATAATGCATATGGCACATTGACAGTTGAAGGATAGGAAACTCATTCATGATTACTACAAAATTCGTAGCCTCAATTAAAAATACTACAGATATTATAAACGACAATATAGAATCTAATAGTATTGTTGGTGGCTCAATGGTGTATGTTCCAAACCAATGTTGGAAGGGATATTATGATGTTGATGCTTTTAATTCAACTTTAAATAAACCTAACAACATTTAGTTTAAAGATTATGGCATATCAGTATGGTATTATTCCTGTCCTTTATGTTGTTCTATTGGAGCTGCTAAAATATTAACTGGTGATGAGTACACCATCAATGATTTGTATAAAAAACAATGTTTTACTTGGTATGACAAACAATACGATAAAAAGGGTAGACATTGTGGTGTAACACTTGCTAATTTTCCAAGAATGAAGAAAATTGGAATTGATACTACCGAAACTAAAAAAACTAAATATGATGATGGTAGATATTATTCTTGGACTAAAAAAGCAAGTGCATATACAGGAACTGCAAATGCAATTGCTCAATCAAGTCATCCAACTTGGACATTATCTCAATGGGCAGATGCTTTTTATATGCCAGTAGATAGTGATGATGGTTTATATAAATCAAGTTATAATCAGGGCAATGGTGCTTGGAAAAAAGGCGATTTGACTTCTTCATCTCAACAAACATTCAAAGCATATCAAGCATTAGCTGTTGATAGAATTAAAACTGATGTACAGAATGGCAAAGTAGATATTATTTATATATGTTCTTCTGTTAAAAAAAGTGGACATTATGTTTTAGCTGTTGGATTCAATACTGATATAGCTTATCAAAAATATGAATCACATGGTAATAAATATTGTGTAGACGAAATAATAGTATATGACCCTTGTCCTGTAAATTACAAAGATAATTATTATGGTAAAAAGATGACATTATTAGATTCAATGAAAAGATTGAATGCTGATATTAGTGATGGAATAAGAACAATACAAACTTGCTCTGCTTTATAATTTATAGAAACAAATTAAATCAAAACATGTGCTTTACGGACAAAAAACAATTAAAAAGAGAGGATTTATTTCCTCTCTTTTTAATTGTTTAAATATTATTTTGTTTCTTGCTTTATTTTACGAAGTCCAAGTTTAGATATAATTTCGGCCTCATAGTCTTCGTGAGTATAATCGCTTTCATAATCGTCCGGATATTCAACGGTTAGATAGGTGTAAATATTCTCGCCATAATCGTTGCTTTGTAATTCTTGAGCAGAACGCACAGCATCATTTATATATCTTCCTGCTGTGTTTATATTTCTCTCAAAATCATAATACAGTCCTTCCCAGTCGAGTTCTTCAGCGGCCTCATCAATTCTTTGCACTTCTGCAATTGCATCATTAAAAGCTTTCTGAGCTGCTTTTAAGTGTTTAATGCAATTTTCAAGTGATTTTTTAGTATCATCAGCTTGCCAAGTAGTTTCAATTTCATCAATCATTTTTGTTTTTATCTTTCTACCCCACTCCAGTTTTATGATAAGGATTGTATATTTTTTATTTATTAAAGTTTTTTAACTCTTGTGAGAATGGTTTCTTTTTCACCCTTATATTCTTTGTGGTCTTTTATTGTTCCAGTGATTTTGCAAGATTCACCTTCAACCATGGGTTCTAAATGATTTCCAACTTTTTTATCAAGACCAGAAGCTGTTTTCCAAAGATAAATATTGCCATCATCATCTTCAAATTTATAAATCCATTGAGTTTCACCACGATATGTGAAATGAGTTTCAAAATCAGCTATTCTTTTTATGGTAACGTCAACTGTGATTTTGTCACCAACATTTCCAACATACTCAGAAATTTTGTCATCTGGATTTCTATGAGCATTTTCAAATTCTTTTTTCTTTTTTTCAATTATAGAATTGATTTCATCTGAGTCTTTGAAAATAAGCCAACCATTATCATTGAATGTTGCAACTTCATTTATATCAACTTCAATGGTATCATATGCTTCATTATCTTCGGGAAGTTTCCAACCCATGATATAATCAAATTTGGCACCCAATTCTTTGAGTTCATCTTTGATTGCATATGTGTTACCCAAAACAACATATGTTTTGCCATTTTCATTGAAGCCATTGTTTTTATAGAATTTGGCATTTCTTTCATCTGATTGAGCTATCAATTTGGCTTGATTCATAGCTCTTTCGCGTTCAAGTCTGTCTTCAGATTTTTCAGTATATTCATGAGGAGCATAACCTGAACCGTTGCACTTAAAGCATATGCCATTATAAACATGGCCAAATCCACTGAGATAACCTTTGCCATTGCATCTAGGACATGCATCAACACGCCATCTTTTAGAACCATCTTTATATGTTTTGACAAGAACAGGTTCACTGCTAACTTTCTGATTAAGCGGCATATCTTAACACCTCATCTTTTTAATACACTAATATTATATCACAAAATTATACAAATGTCAACTCATCTAGATGTATAATTTGTATATAAATGAAATCAAAGTGAGTAACATGCAATCCATAGCTTTTCCAAAAATGTTTGGTATTGGACAAACAAATATAGTCGAAAACCATGAAGCTTCTGTGCAGAATTTAAAATTATTGCTGACATCAGAAAAAGGCGAATTATTTTGTGACCCATATTTTGGTGACAATTTAAAACGATTTTTTTATGAAAAAGGCAATCTATTTTTAAAAGATATAATTATTGATGATATTTTTGTTGCCATCAATACATTTATGCCACAATTAGTTGTAACGCGTAAAGACATATAGATTAAAATAAAAAAGAATGATGTATACTGTACGATTGCTGGTTTAAATAATTTAAGCACAAGTCCAAGTGTTTTAGAAATTAATTTAACGCGATTTGACAATGAGGAATAAATCCAACAATGATTGATAACATTCTTGATAACAACAATTACACAAATAAAGATTTCCAAAGTGTTTATGAAGAACTAGTTAACACTATTGGTAAATTAAATAACAAATGGCTAATAGATGGTGAAGGAAACGAATCTGACCCTGGAGTCATTCTTGTAAAATCAATAGCTGCAGCTGTTGACAAACTTAGCTACATTATGGATAAACATTCTTTGGAAAATTATCCAGACACAGTTGCAACTGAAAAAGATGCTAGATTGATATTTTCACCAGTATACAACATGAAGTGGTATCGTTCTGCTTCAGGCAATGTAAGTATTACTAATATAGGTGATATTGAAATTGTTATACCAGCTATGTTGATGCTTTGTTCTGAAGATAAATCTGCCATATACACAATCAATTCATCCGAAAATGTTTCCATTCAATCTAAGACATCTCACCAATTTGATGTTTTAGAGGGAAAAATTAAAACATTAACTATCAATGGTTCTGATTGCATTACCATAAATAATTTTGTTGACAATGTAATTTATTTAGATGATTACAATGTAGCTCAAAATGGTATATGGGTAGAAGATTATCAAACAGATAATAGCGTTGGAAAATCTACTACTTGGGTACAATCAGATAATTTGTATCTTGAAGATTGGTCAAATCAAGACATAGCTAACCAAGGCAAATATTACGAATTTAAAATTGACCCAATCACAAATAAACCATGTTTACATTTTGTAGATGATTTAGTTGATAAAATTGGTGATGGTTTAAAAATCAGATATCTCATTTCTCAAGGAAAACTTGGGAATGTTTCTGCTGGAAAAATAACTGAAGTATATGCTAGTGATTCAGAATTAACTATTGATTCAGACAATCTTAGAATAGTTAATTCATTGCCAATATTAAATGGCAAAGACCCAGAAACTCTTGAAGAAGGCAGAAGAAATTATTTTAAAGATATAGACGTTTGCAACACATTAGTTACATTAAGAGATTATGCAAACGCAATTTATCTTGGTGAAGATTTAGTTTCTAATTGTTTTGTTTGTGACAGAAACAATGATATTCAATATTCATATCAAATAAAATCTTCTGATGGACAAATGATAGACAAAGTAGAGCAAATTGAGGAAAGCGAGTCCACAAAAGATGCTTTACAAGTTTATCAGTTAAAATTCTATGGAATTGGTGAAAACAATCCACAAATTACGGCTGGTGTAGAAGATAATTATTCACAAGAAGTCAAAAATGTGCTTTATAAATTAAATTATGATTCTACATTTGAAATTATTAATCCAACACAATATGGTGACCCAGCTAATATTACATTGGCTATAGAACAATATATTAAAAATATTAAATCTATAAGCCATGAATTTTCAAGCATAAGAAATCAAAATAAACCATGCTTGTTCATCAATTTATATAGTTTGAATATCAGTTTGTTGTATAAACAAAAATTATCCAATGAACAACAAGTTGATATTCAGAACAAAATATATCTTGCGTTGCTTGAAGGACTCAATGCTAGAATGATTAATTTTGGTGATAGAATCACCTATGAAGCAATTCAAGATATTATATATTCGACTGATCCAAGAATTTTAGGTGCTTCAATATCTGGATTAGATGATGTTGATTTTACCACATATGCAATTTATTGGACACCATTTTTTGCAGTTCCATATTATTCAGATGGACAACCTCCAGTTGGTGGCAACATAAAAATTGGTGATTATGCAGCTATTAGAAGTGATGTTGATACATATGATTTATATCAATATTCTATTGTTGGTGATAGTGGCAGTTGGGTTCAAATTGGAGATTCCATAAGTGGTGATTCAATTTCATATCAACTTCCAACTGATACAAGCATTAAATTCACTGGGATTAAATCAAGAATCAACACTTGGAATTATGATTATCGCACATTAAGTGGTTTTTCTGGTCAAAAATACATTTCCATATCTCAACCAACAAAACCTATTGATGGCATTACTGAAGTTGTTAATATAAAAATACCTGTCAGAATTACTAGTGCTACTAATATTGAAAATGGATTTTATCCATCTACACCCAGACAATATACATATCGTGCAAACAACAGTTATGTAGATGTCAACAATGTATCCAAAACAGGTAGCGGATTTTTCTTCCAATCTGGTGGCGTAAATTATTTTGCAGAAATTAATAAATATTCAGATGGCAATGTTGTAATTTGGAAATACAATGAAGCAATTACATTCTATTATAACAATGCTGGTGAAGATGATATTCCAATTGGTTCATTTTTAGCAGAACAAGTAAGTTCAGAAATCATTGAAGATGGTTTTGATGACAATTGTGAATTAGGTGAAGACACATTAAGAGGTCAAATGCAAGCTGACATTTATGCAAAATCAGTGCTTGCTGGCAATACTTCTTTGTATGATACTAATTCTTCATATCAACCCAAAATTAGTGATACAAATGTTCAAGCCAATTTCAATATAAATTATCTTGAGCCAAAACTTGAGTTGCAACTCACATCTGAATATCAATTAAGAGAAAATGAATATATTCAAATTCTTAATCCAGAATATGCAACTGTAGCAACATATCAGTTTTATGTTTACATGGGTTATTACAACACTAATTCTGATGTTGAAGTTTTGACAATTGGTGAAAACAATAATTATCAATTAAAAAGTAATGAGTATGTTATTTTCTATTATCGCAGTAATGATGAAGTAAATTACTCATACAGTGTTTATGGTGGTGGATATGTTTTATCTCCGTCTAAAACCGTTGTGCTTTATAACTTCAGAGAAAATTTCCAAAGTGTATTTATTAATCCAAATGCAAGTGGATTATATAATGTTAATGGAATAGCTGCTAATTATGTACAAGCTCAAATAGTTGCTCACATTAATTCTGCATATGCTAATGGAAGATTGACTGCATTAAAATCTACTGATAGTTGTGAAGTCAAGACAATTAATAATGGCAAATTAAATGTCAATAATGGTTATAAATACAAGTTCAATACTAATCATTTTGACATCAATCAAAATGAATATTATATAACATTTGATGCCAATGCTTATTATGTTATTGAAGAAACTGAGTCATTTTGGGTATATGACAAGAACGATAATTTGATTATTATTCTTGGCGCTGGTTGTGTATTAAAATGTGAAGACACACCAACGATTTATAGTGATGGCAACACATTGCAATCATTACCTGTTGGAATAGAAATTCAATATACTCAATGTGAAATAGTACAATTATCTCCTGGAACATTTATCAGACCAATATTTTCTGGTAGTGCTACATATGGTTCTAATACAGTTGCTACATCAGCAGATTAGGGATATTCTGATGCTGGAGAAAATGAAAAAATTATAATCAGAGCGTCTAACATTTGTCCTGAATTTGAAGATAATCATTGCAAAGCTAATATAGCAATCAACACCAATCCATTTAGCAGTTATGATTACACTGAAGAATTAAATGATTATATTGAAAGCGTAGCCAACATCAGAACATTTGTTGATGCCACTACAGTTCAGTTTGTAATTAAATTTATCAATCAGTCAATCAACAATAGCAATCAAATAGTGCAAGAATCTGTAGTATATTTTACTGCTACATATACGATTTCTGCTCAAACTCAACTAACACTAACTGGTGAATTCCAAGTATATAACAGCTTACCAGAAATTCAATATTTGGATTCTGAAAATTCCACATATACTTTGGTTAACAAAAGCATAATATCTGATTTTGAACAATTAATACGTTCCGCATTATTGATTGATGTGACTTCTGATGAAGCACAAAAAATAGGTGTTTGTTACAAAGACACCAATAATTTATCTAAACAATCAGTATATGGTTATCAGAATATATCAGATAATACACCAGCTGTTCAAATTGCATATTTAAATAATGTTCCTGAAGAAAATGTAAATGAAATCATGAACATGTCAAGCAATGCAGACATTTATATTATTGGTGGTAAACAACAATTATCTACACCAATTCAAATATATGCTACTGCTGACCATGATAATGCTGGTGACATTGATGATGATGGTTATGAAGTGGATTACACTGATTCACAAATAATTATCAGACCTAATGAATAGGCTCAATTAGATTTGCCTGATGTGGTGTTTGGTGATGGATACATCATATTTATGACCATATCTCAATTAGACCCTGATGGAGAATCTTCCATAAGTATTTGGGATGCTTCTGGAATGAATGCTCAAAAAACATTATATGATGAACCAATACAAAATTTGGAAATCGCTCAGGGCAATTCTATTATCGTTAAAACGACCAGCACATCACAATTAAAAATAGATTTTGATTCTACCATACAAAACAATTTGATTATTTCTGTAAATAGAAATATCATACCGTATGCTATTAAGCCTGAACTATATGATTCTGATGGTGACATCATGAATAATATTTTGTCTCGTATGGCTGAATTAGATACAGACCAAGAATATTTTATTGAAGCTGGTCAAACATATCCAATTGTTAATCCTATATCTGCTGCTTCTTTCTTTGATTCAAAACACATATATAATAAGTTTACAATTGGTAAATTAAATTCAGTCAATTGGAGGATTTGACATGGGTTCTGTTTTAAGGTTTGAAAATTTAACACCTGAAACATATGTAAATCAATCCAGAGACTTCCAAATGATGTGCAGACTATTGAATGTAGCATTCAATAGTTCTATGAGGGATGCTGACACTCTGAGGTACTTAAATTCCCCAGAGTATTGCCCTTCCAATCAATTAAAAAAATTGTCTCATAAATTAGGTTTTGATTATACTGCCATTATTTATGATGATGAATTAAGAAAAATTTTAATGAACTTCAAAAAACTAGTTTCATATAAAGGTTCATTAAAAGGAATTAGCGAATCAATTCAATTATTTATGAATATCAAGCATAAATATTTTGATTATACAATTGAAACGCGTGGCAATATGTTACAAATTATGGTCATGAGTTAGACCATAGAAGATTTTAGCATATTGACAGATATTTTAAAATACATCATTCCGTGTGGATATTCATTCAGATATATATTTGCTAGAACACTTCCTATTCAATCTGAACCTATAGATTCTATGCAGAGAGTTTCTGCTAAACTTATTAATAACATAAACAACACTTTGGTACAAATTGAATCTCCAAAAAATGGTTCGTTTGAATTAGTTGAAAATGCTGATAAAGACACTAGTGTAGTTGATGAACTTGTCAATGGATTTAACACTATGCAAGTGGTTAGTGCAAATGACATCAAAGAATTCACTAAGAGTGAAAATGAACATGAAGCAATTCTCATTGATATTGCTGACAATCAAAATTTATAAGTGAGGATTTTAAATGTATACTTATAAAGGAATAGTTCATATATCATTTAAGAAAAATGGTCAAACTATTTTTGCTATAACAACACACAACGGTGCTGAGCAATATCTAAGAGAAGCTTTTGCTAATATGTTGACGGGTTATAAAACAACACAATACATACCATTTTCTGTATATGGTAAAAGCAGTAGTGGAAAAACGAGTGAGGTGGTGGAAATCACCTCACTCAACAAACAATATATTTCAGTTGAAGGAATTTCTGACAGTGTGCCTTGTGCTAATTTGAATGCAATCATTCCTTTAACTTCTCAATTTAATGTTGATGATGCTATTGATTCTGGAACTGTGTATCATTTAAGAAACAAATCTGAACAAGATTTAGCAACATTCAATTTTGATGATTCAGATATTCCTGAAGAAGAACGAAGTATATTGGAAAATTTAGGCACTGGTGTATCATTAAACATTCGTTGGCAAATGTATTTATAGGGGTAATTTAAATGAGTGCAATTACATTAAGTTCATATTTTCCTTGTGCTACTGCTCCATTTGGACATGGTGAACATAGACTTTGGACTGAACAAAACATAAAAAATATATTTGATTTTATATTAGACGTTAAAGTCAATACGCATTATTGTATTATAAGTGCTGACAATAAAAAAATGATGTTTGATGGATATTTATTTCAATCAAACACTGATTTTGCAAATGAGCATGAATATTATATCATCATGAATAAAAACAATAATGAATTGTATTATTCTTCAAACGATGATACCGTGTTGTGGGATTCTGAAATTTCATTAAATGATTTTAATTTAGAAGCAGATGAATATGAAGTTGTTCATGCCACATCAACTAAAATCAAGTTTGTTCAAACATCAATAGATAAAATTGATTTAAATAATTAAAAAAAAAGAGAGTGTATTTAAATACACTCTCTTTTTATGTTATTTAAAGATTTGGAGCAAGATAAATTGGAATTTTCAATGCTTTGACCATATCAATTTCTTTATCGGACAAAGCATGATAACGGCCCACAAAATCCATTTCTGAGTCTAGATAGTCTTGCATTTCTGGTTCTGTTCCTCTGATGTAAAGAGCATATTCAAAACCATTTATCTTATATCTGACTTCCCAGATTCTTTCAGCATAACCTTTTCTTAATATCATTGTTAATTCTCAATTGATTCTGTATGCGTAATATTCAATGTTGCCATTATCAGCGAGTTCAATTTCTTCACTATCATATGTGGCTAAAAGATGACCTCTTCCATCCCAATCAATAACACCTTCAGTTACTTTATCAGTATCAACTGCATCTTTGAGCCAATCATAAGTTTCTTCTTCGCCCCAAAGATTTACAAAATAAGAAAGTATATAATCAGCATTTTTTTCATCAATAGCGTCTTCAAGATCTGATACTGTATCCCATTCATCTTCATCAGATAACACATCAATTTCTTCTCTAGCTGCTTCAAAAAGAAATTCTGGGTCAACAGCATTTTCTATAATCCAATACTGAAAATCTTTTGTAAAACCAGTTATTCCTGATTCATCTATAAAACTTTCAATATCAGCTCTGCACAATTCATCAGCAGTGTCTTCATCTACAACAAGATATTCTGCATCATCATCTTCTATAATTACGTCTTCAGCTTCATCAGAAATCTTGAATCTAGATTCGTCTTTATTAAATTCTTTTGCAAGCAATTCAATTCTTCTATCCATAAATAATACCTTTGTACAATGGTTTTATTAAGTTATACATTTTTGGTCGGTTATTGTTTACCGAAACAGCACATATATCACTTATTTGAGACAACGCAGGTCGACTCATTTGCTTCTGATCCTGCCCTTGTAGCCGATGCCAGAATCGAACTGACAATACGAAGGGGTTACCCACGCTGTTTACCAATTAACTCTAATCGGCTTATGGTGCTGGTAGTGGGACTTGAACCCACACGTTCTTGCGAACAACGGATTTTCTTACCACTCTATGTTACCATAGCCTTAATACTATAGGCTGTTCATTTCACTCCATTTACTACTGCTTCTTTATTCCTTTCATAGGTTGAGAAGATATTGACGCCCTGTCTTAGCACTCTTCTCTCCCGCCTATTACCTCGGCTTCGTAGCACCTATAGTATTAAGTTGCGGTCTGGACTATGTCTTCACCATGTCTTATGATTTAGGTGGTTGGTATATAGTCTCTACACATTTATGAATAATTAGTGGTAAGGATTTGCACCTTACATGATAGTCTTTTCGCAGATGTCGGGTCGCATGACTTATGTCCTTCTTCTCAAACAGTGGTACCACTTCTGTTTTCGTGACTATCTCCCGCTAACGCGTTTACCTATTCCGCCACACCAATATTCAATTTAGCTCGGCGTTATCCTGAAGGATTTTCGCCGAATTAGCCAACATTCATTCAATAGTTTCCAAATTGAATGCTCAATTAAATAAGTCCGTTGCGTCTGCCAATTCCGCCATACCAGCATAGTTGAGGGTTTTTGTGTAAGAAAAAAGAAAGGAGAAAAGTTTATGTTTTAGAAAGGAGGAGGTGAATATATATTTAATGAAATTCTTTTAGGCTAACACCCTCAAAACCTAATTGAATTTTCTAAAGGGGAATTATCTATTTGTTATATCGTATTTATATTTACCAGCATCAAGCTGTTCTTTAATTTTATTGGCATGTTCTTCAGACCAAACAGTTATACTATCTTTGGAATATGAATACCATGTCCAAGCTGTTTCATTGAGAGCTTCTTTGAGAGCATTACATACTTTTGGATTTTTGATGTAAAAAGTAATTTTCATCTTATTACCTCATCAACAAACCATTTAATGCCATCAAGGATAATAATGTCATTTACTTTGTATTCACTATCTGAATAAAGTTCATTCTCAATCTCATCTGAGAAATATCTTTCACTTGTAATAATGTAGCAATGTTTTTTGTCTTTGTATGGCATGATGTTTACCTCAATTATTTTTGATGATAATATTATATCATAATTTTTTATGATTATCAACTCAAATTTTTATTTTCTGTTAGAAAGCACAATTGTAAATGTTGCTTCTTCCATAGGGAAGTTGATATAAACATCTTTTACAAATTTATTCCCTAAATCAATGAGTGGAATATCAGTATTGTGCCATCTGCCGTTAATGTCCTTGTAGTATTTGTCGAATACTTCAAGATTGAATTTTTTCACTACTTCTGTTACTGTCGGATATTTCATCTTTATGCCTCTTCAGTTGAATATTTTATTAACTTTATTGAGCCTGTAATTTTCTTCTGATTCTATGAATTCTAAAACATCCACTAATTCTTCTCTATTATCAGCAATTACTGAATGCTGTGTTTTATTGCCATTAAGTGATATTCTAGTGTATAGTACTTCGTACTTCATTTTTTCGCCTCTTATTTTTTATTACACTAATATTATATCACTTTTTTTATTAAAAATCAACTCAAATATTATATGTAATCAATTCTGTTCCGTATGGGAATGTTTCAAGCATTTTACAGAATTCTCTCCATTCTTCAAGTTTGTGGAGTCGTCTCTGAGCATACATATTTCTCAAATTAGCATAACTTCCAGTCCAAGTGCGTTTTTGATTGTATGATGTGGGGAGAAGTTGTATCATCTGCCACCAATATTTTTTATCTTTAGTTTCAAGATATTTTTCTCTTGCAACATTAAGTGAAGATATAACATTATCCATTGTGCAAAGCCAATGAGGTTCTTCACAATTTTCAAGATGTTCTATGCTAAAATCTTCTCGTTCAAATCTCTTGGCGTGTATTTTATGCATAGTAGAACATGAATTGGTGGTTGTGCTTACTTTGTAAGTATCTGCTTCTTTCCACCAGTAAAGTGGTGCGGTGATGTCCATTGATACAAATATTTGTCTTAGAAATTTTGAATCACTATCACCAGCCTTTATCATTCTTTGACATAAATCTAAATCATTAGGACCTATTTCAAAAAATGAAGGATATACCATCCATTCTTTGCCATCAAGCACTCTTCTTCCGCGACATATAATAACGGATTCAGTTTCATTTATGTGTTCACCATATATGCAATTTTCACAATTAGTTTTATAACAAACAAATGAATCTGACTTATCCCATGAATTCATAGGATTGCGAAGTCCTCTTATGGCATTGTCAAAATTCATAACCGAAATGTTTTCTACTTTAATCACTTGTTCTATACCTAAATCCTTAACTTAAAGATGACACCATAAGACAGTGTTCCCAGATGTCCTCGCATAATTCTTTGTCTTCTTTTGAAAGCATAAAAGAGTTTTCTATGAACTTGAATGTTTCTTTTAGCGACATCTGCCTTAAATAGCAGTATTCTACAAGGTCTTTCAAGTTTTCTTTTGACAGATATTCCATATCATTCTCGCAGTTGTGGCTTATCCTTTTTAAGAAAATCATACATATTTTCCTTTCTCGTCATAGAGGTGTGGGTAATGTCTGCTATGCATTGCATATAGGTATCACTGCAACCATCTTCATAACCCTCTGCATATGCATCTTTTCTGATTTGATTGCATAATTCAGTGAACTCTTCTCTTGACATTACTACATTGCCGTTATCATCAATCAGGTGAATTGGAATTATCATTTTTGTTATTTCCTTTAATATATTCTATGATTTCTTTTATTGCATTAATAATAATTACATCTAATATAATGCAACTAATCATTACTGCGGTTAATACAGCTATTAAAAATAAAACATAATAAGCCGTCGTTAATATGTCTATCATATTTCATTATCATGTTCTTCTTTTTTAATTTTGTGTGTTTTAATATTTGCAACCATATTTAATATCATAATTATTAATTGCAATACACCAATGATAAGTATTAAAAAAGAAAAATTTCCTTTTCCCATTTCAGATATTATTGTATTAATTAATTCCATTTAAAAATACATTGCGTGTGACAAATCCATTGCTAAAATCATTAGAATCATTCTATATGTTAGATTAGCACCACCGATTATCATGCCAGCAATTGACATTCCTTTACCAAGATTTGAATAGTTTCTACATTGAATATATCCTGCGATACTTAACATCATTCCTGTTAATGCCATTGGTACTGGAAAGAAAAACAAAGACACTAATGAACAAACAAACCCTGCTATACTTAATCCATTATATGTCATTACTTCTGGTTGTTTTCTTCTTTAAGGGAACGAATATACAAATGCACTTTTTCATAGCAAATTGGGCACATATCAAGTGCTTCGACATTTCTATCGACTGAATATACTGTGCAGTTGCATGCATCTGCATCTATCCAGTTGCCACAAATATCACAAGTAATAATTTCTTTTCTAGCCATTTTAATTACTTCTTTTCTTTTTCAACATTAACGATACCATTCCACACGCTTTTTGCCAATTCGCGGTCTGCACATTCTGGGGTTTTCTTAAAAGCAAATCCACAAAAACAGTTGACTTTGTACTCATCGTCTTCTGTGATATATATCCACGAATCTCCGCAAAAAGGACATTTTTTAAGTGCGTTCATAGCGCATACCCAAATCAGCATCCGTGCAAGCAGATTTACAAGTCACTTCATTCCAATTCACATACGGATTTAGCGGGTTTGGAGAAGGATTATTTAAATAAACATATTCCTTTTCTTTTGGTTCTTGCATTCTTCGTCCACATGACATTCCGCGCTCAAATGCTTCTTGGTCTACTTTATCGAGAAGTGCTTGCAGTTCTTCCTTTGTAAACTCATATTTACCATTTTTATTAGCTTCAACTAAAAGTACGCTCATTCATTCTCTCCATTAATTGTTTTGCCTTGCACCTTGCTTATAATCATATCTATTTCAGAAAAATCCATTCTCATTTTATCCCACTCACCATTAGGTAATATATCTTCCGGAATGTTTGCGGTATAAAACCTAATTTGTTTAAGTAATTCTCTGATTAATTGTAATGTTTCAAATGTGACATTATTATTATTCATTTATCTTTTCCATCAACACTTTTAACTGTTCTTGAATTATATTAAAAAGCAATAAATCTCGTCGTATGTTGGGATTTATCTCGTCATCACTGACAAATTTAGGTAAATCCATTTCTACTGGTATCGCTAATGGTATTTCTACACCTTCACAATTTGCAGACTTAATTACCATTATTCACTTACTTCTGGTCTTGTAGGAAGAACTTCGATTTCATCTTCGTCATTCCATTCTTTGGGTTCGGGGATATAGTCTGTGTCGTCAGTGTCCTCTTCTTCATGTGCGTTGCCATATTCTTCATTGTAGGCATTAACATAGTCATCAAAATAATCCATATGTGAAAATACAACATTGTCATAGTCTGCATAATCAAGACTTTCCACAGCTCCAGCATATAGCCAACTAACTTTTACATCATCATCCATATCACCACTGGTAAACAGAACCGCATACCCTCTCTTATTAAGTATCTTTGCCCAAGTTATAGCGTCTTCCCAAGAAAGGTCTATCTGCCCTTCGTGTCCGTGTGGTATATGCTCAAGTATTGCTTCTTTCCAACTATCTGTCATTTTGTTTATTCTCCTTTATAGTAATGCTAAAATCATCCAGAGTATTGCCGCTATGCTTATTACAATACCTGCTATACAAAATCCTATTCCAGATTTATTCTGATATTTGCACTGGCTCAATCCAACCGAACTCAAAACAAGTCCCAGTATAGAACATATCCAACCGAACACAAACCAACATACTACTGAACAAATAAATCCAGCAAGACCTATTCCACAAAATGATTTCTTCATTTAATTCTCCTTATATTTCATCAGTTCTCTTTTGAGATACCATTTGGCTTTTTCTAAATCCTCTTTGGGATTATTGTTTTTAATTCCAGCTCTACAAATATATTTTATACAATTGCCAAGGCAGAAATTGAGGTTTTGGTCTTCTATAAAATCAATGACCTCAATTTTGCCAGCGTTATAATGTGACGGATGATTTACATTATCACTCATCATCTGTCACCTCTGTAAATTCAGCAACATCATTAAAAGCAAATACTCTTGCATCTTTCTGACTGCCAACTTCACACATACAATAAAAATCAGCTGAGAACAGATAATATGAAAGAGGACACACTTTAAAGGCATTCATAGCCGCATACACATTATCAAGATTATTGTCATATATTCCACCACTTTGATGGAGTATAGCAAGCTTTTCATCATATGTAAGTTCTATAAACTGTTCTATGATATAAATGGTATTTTGAGAAGGATTTCCAAATACAAGTCTATCAAATGTTGATTTTACAACATATATGGGTTCTTGTATCCAATTACCATTTTCATCTTTACGATTGCGATATTCAATTTTGTATTTGTCTACTTTATCTAAATCATGAAGCAAAGATACAATGGCAATACTTTCTTTTGAATAAGGATTTGTTTCTTTATCATCAATCACAGGATAATCCATATTCATAGTATTGAACAATCTCATGAACACATTCAAACAATGTTCTATAAGACCACCAGCATAATTGCCATGATATTTAGTTGTTGCAGGAGCAGTAGCAATATCAGTAGTATCAAGCCAACCAATAAGGTTGTCAATACCATTTCTTGTTACATATCCCTTAAGATATTTTTTAAATTTTGCGTAATTTTTTATTATTTGTTCTTCAGTCAACATAATCGTCTTCGTTCTTATTGATAAATTCTCTATTTATTTTTTTCTGCACATCATCAGGAGTAGCATAATACCAATGATAGCCACCTATTGTTATTTTGCCGTTGCTATCACAAGCTTTATACAATTTGTCACCATCTTTAGCTGGATCTCTTTCTCCATCCATGCGGTTGAGCTCAGTGTAATCTTTGATAGCTCTCATTGCGGCGGCAGCATTGATATAAATAATTTCTGGTTGACCAGGAATGTGAACATCTTGTACAACAGCTCTGTGTTCTCCATACACTCTGTTAGGTTTAGCAGCTTCTATTTTGGCTTTTTCCCAGTCATATCTGGAAACTTCATGTCCATATTCGTCTTTGTTATATGAAACAAGCTGAAGTTCTTTTTTGCTTCTTTCTTTTGCTTTATCCATTTCAGCATTAAGTTCATTGAGCTGATATGAAATCCAATGATTGTCTTTTGCTGGAATAGCACCATTGCGAGCAATCAATTCATCAACTTTTTTCCAGATTTTATCAATGTCTTTTTGAATTTCATTTTCTCTACGAATTTCTTTTTTAACAGTAGCCATCATATTACCTCTTTTGTTTTTCATACTATTATTATATCACTTTTTTTTCTTAAAATCAACTCATTTATTTGATTTTTCTTTTTCCCACTCAGCTACTGTTAATTCACGAGTGTTATTTTGTCTGTACCACACTATATCATTTCCTTTGGCATTTGATGTGACCACCACAGTAACATTTTCATACACCACATCATCATCAGTCATAACATCCACATCAGATAAGTCATTGATTTCTTTAAGCATAAATGCAGTATAATCAACCAATAATTTGTAATAATACATGTGTGCTATACCAATTCCAATGCCAATACCTGCTAAAATACATAATAATATAATTAAAAAATTCATTAAAAAATGTCCTCATATTCTTCTTCATCATGACTGACAAAATTATTATTTTCAATAGTTTTCAATTCTATGCCTAATTCTTTTTCCCATTTATAATGATAATTGTATTCTTCATTATTCGTGTAAAATCTTCTTGAAGGAACATCATAATATAAATCTATTGTTTTATTGGCATGACCAAACAATCTATCTTTAATGATATTCAATCTAACATTGTGATTGTTTCCTTCTTTATCATTGTCTATGCGTCTAAGAGCTATGCTTCTGTGAGCTAAATTGATAATGTTGGCAGAACCACTCATGTCATATATTCCCACATCTTCACTGGCTGCCATTTTTCTGGGATGACATACAAGCACAACGGATGCTTGCCATTTGATTGCAAATGCTATTAATTTATTGATTGTTTCAGTTTGTTTCTTTAATTCACTATTAGCATCTCCACCAATATCAATCGTCATTAAATTATCAAGAACAAAAAATTTGCAGCCATATTTTCTCAAACAATTTTCCATTGATATAAGTATATCATCTAGTTTATTTGAAGCATCATCTCTATATAAAAACCATTTTTTGTTGTAATATTTATTTATTTCATTTTTGACATTTTGAGATACTACATAATATTCTGTGCCATTATTTGTTTCTTTTCTTTCCATGTTTGATGGTCCAGCCATAATACTATACAACCATGAACGCTGTAAATAATTTGGCATTTCTCTAGAAAAGAAAAATGGCGTAATATCTTGTTCCATGGCTTGACAAATTAATTGTGATAAAAAAGATGTTTTACCAGCACCAGGTTTTCCTGATACAACAGTCAATGTACCATAAAACAACCTCATTAATGTATGGTCAAGTTCTTTAATGCCTGATTCCACTCCATCAATATCTGCTAAATTAATATCTTCAATGTCAGAAACATTGACGACTGATGATACTTCAGCTTCATCTGCATTGTCTATTAATTCTCTGAGTTTTTCTTTTCCACAAAAATATAATACTTCATTTGCATCTTTTATTTTTCTTGCATTGCCATTGATGTCATTCATGACATTTGGAATTTTTACATATTTACAACGCCATGAACCCAAACGAGAAATTGCTTCTTTTCTCATTTTGATGCCAGGTTCATCGTTATCACCACATATAATGATTGTATTGAATTGTTCTAGCCAATCAAAACATTCTTCAATCCAATGCAAATTTTGTGAACCCATTGGAACTGATACAACATTATAACAACCAGCTTCCATTACAGAAAGTGTATCTATTTCGCCTTCAGTGATTATTAATGGTTGTATTGGATTGATTTTATTCATTCGCCAAAGAAGTGGAGCTGTATCAGAATTTTTTTGGCACCATGCTTTCATATCTCCATTTTCTTTGTTTATTTTGCGAGATGGTCTATATCTAACCATTGTTAATACATTGTTTTCATCATAAAATTCAAATGCTATATTACCATTTTCATCTTGTTTGATTCCAGCATCATCTATTACTTTGTCACTGATTTTTCTCAAATTGAGATATTTTCTAGCTTGACAATCATTTGTTAATGGTAATTCTGCATGAGGATATTGATATGATTTTTTAGTTTTAACATATAGTTCGTTTATTGCATAATTGATACCAGCTTCATCAAAAAGAGCTTTACATGCCTCAAGATATGATTTACCAGTATGCATATATGCATCAATAATATCAGTGTTATTTCCACAACCAAAACAATGCATTGAGTATGATTTGGGATTATAAATAAAACTTGGTGTGTTTTCTGAATGAAAAGGACAACAGCCTTTTTTATTTTTTGCATCCCATTTTTCCACATTTAATAGTTCAGCTATTATATCAGCATTTCTATCTTCAAGTTTTTCTTTTGCTTTTTTAATTATATTGCTATCAATAATCATATTCACCTGCATTATTATTTGAATTTATTTCATTGATTTTAAAGTGATTTGCTACATATGAAAATGAATTATCAAGCACACCTTGAACTGTTATATTTGATACATCCCATTGGTTTATCATGTATTTCAAATCTTCATCAGTAGCATATGTTTGTAAATATATTATGCAATTATTTAAATCTACTGCCATATCTTCTATTGATACTATTAATGATAGAGATCTCATGCTGAAAAACAGTGCATTCACTATGTGATTTTCTATGATTGAAGAATATTTCATTTCAGTTTCAAATTCCATTAATTCGTTAAATGAATTCAAATTGACATGAGTGTAATCGAATGTCAAATAAAATTTAGTCATAAATCATCACCTTTTGTTTGTAATATATAATAATTATATCATGTTTTAATAAAAAAATCAACTCATATTTTGGAGTTGATTTTGATTATTTGGCACTCCCGCTGGGAGTCGAACCCAGATTTGCCCGTTCAGAGCGGTACGGAGTTAGAGTCCGCTGTTTTACCATTAAACTACGGGAGAATAGTTTCCCCATAGAATAATATTCTATGGGGAATGTTATTAATTAAAAACCGCGTTCGTCTTCTTCATCAAGTGATTCGTCAAGTGATTCAACAACTACTTCACAGGTTTCATCAACAATCGACTCTGCTGATTCAGTTTCGTTTGTTGATTCTTCTGTGGTTATTTCTACACCTATTTCATCATCAGTGTCTTCAGTTTCATCATATGTTTCAACAACAGATTCTGAAACAACAAGAGTTTCAGTTTCTTTTGTGGGTTTGGGGTCACAAGATACGAGTGCTGTTATAATAAATATTACACAAATAATTGATATGAGTTTTTTCATTTTTGTTATCTCTTTTTCTTAAGTAAATTTTGAATTTTAGTAAGCCAATCATCAACAGTAATGGATTCCATCAGCATTCCTTCGTTGACAGAACGAGTTCTAACGCCATTGGAAATCTGCATTTTAGTAACATAAGGTACATCAGCCCACATTTTCTTATACTTTTTATAATACTGAGCAAATCTAAGTTCTGTTTTATCTCTATATTCTTTATTTTCCTGATTAATCCATTCGGGCTTATTCATTGTATAATAAGCATCAAATATCATGAATGCAACATAGAACTGAGCTTTTTCTGCAATACCTCTTCTCGTAAATTCATCCACAAGAGCAGTGTTACTATCTATGAGATTAGTATATGTTTTGAGAATATACTTGGGGTCATGTCTGCAAACACTGTCATCTCTCCATTTCCAAAGATAGAAAGGTGTAGGTGAATATTTTACTTTATCAGAAAGATTTTGGCAAAGAATATTGAAGTAACTATCTTCATGAATTGTAAGATTAGGATTCCATCTTATTTGCTTGTCAATAAGATACTGTCTGCGATGAACTTTGCCATGAACGAAAGTGCTATCCATTTCTCTGTTGAGATAAATGGTTTTCTTTGTGTTCGGATCTCTGTTTTCTTCTATAAAGAGTGATGTCAGGCTATCAAAACCACCAAGTTCATCAATTTCTCTGAAAATCAGATATAATCCACAAACAGAATACATGCAGTCATCACAATCTGCAAACATTACATAATCTGCAGTTGAATGGTCAAGACAAGCATTTCTTGTTGCAGATACACCACCATGTTCACAAACATAAAATTCTATTGTGAAAGGATATTTAGAAATAAACTCATCTGAAAGTCTTGTAGTACCACCATCACAACAAATGATTACACCAACATCTTCCTTGAGATTTATTCCTTGCTGAACTGCGATTGTATCAAGAAGAGTTGCAACAACACTTTCATCTTCATTATACATTGGAACTAAAAAATCAAGTTTTCTACTCATTATATTTCCTCTTTTAATTAATAACTAGAATAAAATTCAATAAACCATTTTTTATCTTCTTCATCATCTTTTAATTTCTGAATATCTAATATTTCAATCATAGATAATACCGATTGATAAAGATGAATTAATTTATGACCAGCAAAACTACTTTGAGATGATAGTGGGCTAAATTCATTGCTATAAGCCGTTGCTTCAATTTTAGTAATTGTGGATTTGTTGTATGTTGTATCATCATATTTACTAATCAGTCCATCATCTATTTTGATTAATACATCATACACAGATTTAATATAATCTCTTAATGATTTTAATGATTCAATTGTGATTTTAAACCATTCACTACCTTTATATGTTTCTTCGCAATTTTGTCTCACCCAACCATCAAGCTCATAATAATTCCTAAAATACGCAAGTTCGCATTCTAAATCTTTATGGTTGGGATGTTTTAACACAAATCCATTATCAAGCCCCATAAGAACCTCTTTTAAAAAATTGTTCATCGTCTAATTCCGATGTGCCACCCATTTCGTGTAGTTATGGGTACTACCCCTCGGCTGACAGTCTGCGTTGTTAAAACTCAGGGTCGAACATACGCACAAGAAATCATTACAGCGAAATCTACTGGGATTGTTTATAGGCACAATACCATAAGCCTTGGCTGCGGATAGTTGAGTTGAACAACTTGCATCGGGGTCAAAGTCCGAGGTATTACCGTTATACGAATCCGCAATAATATTATCAATAGTCTTGTGTAATCGAAAAAATGGTATGATAGTTCCATTATCTATCACAACTACGCAATTTACTAATGGGAGGCTATTGATATTTCAATATTAAAATAGGCTGTTCATTTCACTCCATTTACTACTGCTGCTTTATCCATAGTTCTTACTTGGGCTTTTAATCTTTGAGTTCGATTTTTAATCGTCCGACACGGACCTCTCAGAGACCTACTCCTCAGGACTGATGCTTCGTAGCACCTATTTATTTAATGAAACGGCTTTCTGCAAACTGGGACACATTATCTATAAGAGGTGTGTTTGCTTTCTCCGCACCGTGTATGAGGGCAAAATCCCAGCGTGGTTGTCCGCGGAACAACATATTTATAATGGCGCCCTCTGATGGACTCGAACCAACGACCCCCTGATTAACAGTCAGATGCTCTAACCAGCTGAGCTAAGAAGGCATATTGGTCCCTCCCGAGGGAATCGCACCCACTCGGGCCTTCCGACTCCAGTTTTACAGACTGGCTCGCCTACTTTAACGAACTAGGGAGGGATATAACTATTTGTTCATGCATTCTTTTTAATTGGTCACACATCAATAATGTCGCGAACAATATTGTCTTTATCGTGAGATGAAGAATGCGGAAGAAACACTTGTTTTTCATTCCATTTCATCAAGCCCTGTTGCCATAAGGTCAGCAAGAACATCAACTTTCGGATAAATGGATAAAGCCGTATGGAGCTGATAGTCTGACTCGAACAGACAATCGCGGGATTACAAATCTCGTGCGTTACCAATTGCGCCATATCAGCATAAATGAATATCAATACTATTTAATAATGATATTCATATTTTTACCTTTTTGTGTTTACGATCTGTCGCCTCGTCAATAGTTACACGATGAATCGTGGGAATATTTTTAAGAGTGCCTGTCTCAATAATGAATTTCAAAGAAATGGGTGTATAATCAATATGTTCTGCACATACATTGAAGTGAAAGCCATTGTCACGAGGCAAGTTTGAGTGGTCATGTCCATGAATATTTAGAGCATAAGGGAAATCAATAGGTTCGTGAGAGAGTATGAGTTTTTCAGATATAATCAGCACACCTTCATAAACTTCATCAAAGAGATGGTTATCATGAACAAAACCAGAATCATAGAACGAACGTTTGTAGTTGTTAGCACCTGTATCGTGATTTCCCATTACAAGGACTTTATAGCCATGCAGTTTCTTTACCCACTCAACATTTCCGACATCACCGAGAATAACGAGCGTATCATATTTACCTATTTTGGAGTTAATACGCTTTACTTGCTCTTCATCTTCAATGTAGTTTTTGCGAATGTACTTCATTTCTTCATCCCCGAAATGAGGATCGGAGTAAAAATATACTTGACCTCTATTATCGTGAAACCAGTGTTTGAAGTTATCGTATAATCCCTTATACATTAATAACCAATCACCTCTTTTGGTCGGAATAGCAGGATTCGAACCTGCGGCATCTTGGTCCCAAACCAAGCGCTCTACCAACTGAGCCATATCCCGATAACATAGTGGGAAATGCGTTTTCGCTAGCGTGGTGCAGCATTTTTTATTACCCTTTCTGAAAACCCACTATCTAATTAATAATTATTTATTTTCTTATTATAATATTCTTTACGAGCTTCAAAATATTTGACGAACAAACCAGATATAGCACTAAATACAGTAAATATTAAAGCCATGAATATGTGATTAGTTACAGATGCAATTACGAGAAATGCAAATATCATAAATAGTGTAAAAAATATCGTCATAAGAACATCATATTTTTTTATCATTCTTTTATAATGATTAATCATTTCATCCATAATTTTTCACCTCAATTATTTTGATGATAATATTATATCACTTTTTTATTCAAAAGTCAACTCAGTTTCCTGAGATTAGGTTCTTTGATGTGTTTGTATAACATTGTTTCATCAAATGTCATTATATCGTAATATACATCGGAATTATCTTCCCAAATGCCATATTTATCTATGATATAAACATAACCTTTTACAGTTTTATCATCTATATCAAATTCTACTTTATCATCATAATTATATTTAGGTTTGCCTATCATTATAATCGTTTAATTCCTTTTTAAATATTTTTACATTTTTATGTTAGTATGGATTAGGCAATGACCAATTCCAATAATTTCGTTCATATTTATCTTTGTGATAATCTTCAACTTTAAAAAACCAATTATGAGAATAAGTCGGTTTGTATAAACCTAATTTTTCCGCTTTCTCTTGCCATTTAAATCCTCTGAAACATATATATTCTTTGGGTAATGTTCTACCAACATCAATTTCACCAGCAAGTTCTCTTGCATATCTTTCAAGCACATCTTGTGCAACCCAAAGATTTTCAGTTGTTACTTTACAATTTTCGCTATATCCAGTAAATCTGTTTGGTGATTTTACAACATCTATAATCGTGTGTTCCCATTTACCACTATCCAAATAATTCAACGCACACCAAACAATGGCACTTTTTTCTAATTTGGATAATCCACCACCTTCACCTTGAATTAGTTTGGCAAGACATACAATATCGTAAATATCATATTCAAATATAGAGAGTTCAACAGGTGACTATGTTGTTGTTTCAACTGGTTCTGTTTCTATGGTATCAATTGGCGGTTCAATCAATGGTGGTTCATATGCCACTTCATTATCTTTGACGGTTTCAATTATTCTATTGGTGCCTATAATTGTTAATGGTCGTTTATCCAATGTGAAATCTACTATCATAATAATAATTATAAAAATGATAATTATTACTGCAGTAAGAGAAAGTTCAATTTTCATTAGTAATCTATGAATTTAGCCTTTGCAAATTCCTCAAATAGATGGTTTGTAATCATACTGTAAAAATCATATGGTGTTTCTGGTCTATATTCATCATCATCAATTTTCAACACATATTCTTTGTATGATTTGCTACAGTAATTATAACAATACTTATCATACCAATTAATAAATATTTCTCCAACATCAATATGACTGTTTTCGCATATTTTATCCATTTCATTTTGTAGCTCATTGATAATTATATCAATCATTGCATTGGTACAAGCATCATATTCACAATCACTTGAACCAAAACCAATAGCATCACACAATCTATTGGTAGCATTATTTATCTTTGTTATATTATCTATAAATCCTGCAAAAGTGTCTATTGACATCATAATTATTTATCCCACCTCTCAAGGCCATAAAGATTTTTACACTGCTCAATCTTTTCTACGGGGTCATTGAAATAGAATTTAATAGCATTGGCATCAAGAGCGTGTTCTACAAACTCTCCGTTAAACCACTCGTCTGGGTCTTCCTTGCAAACTATTATACAAGGAGATTTCTGATTTTTCAAATCTTCTTTGCTAAATGGCGAGTTGTCGTTCCCACCCCAATCGTTGAGAGCATCGAGTACATAGTAATCATAGGTGAATGCAACATCAACCCAACCCTTGATAAATTCTTCATAGACTCTATCGGTACAACCACGGTCATCCCAGTCATCTCCCCAATAATCATCGCAATCATCTTCACCAAGATAAAATCTTATCACATTTCCTTTTTTATCAAAATCAATTATTTTCATATATTACTTCCAATCATTATCATCATTATATTTAATATAATTAATTATATTTTTATCAAAATCTATTTTTTCTACTTCAGCATCATCAGCAATAACGCACAACACACCTCTAATAATTTTATTATCATTGGAATACAAAGTCATGGCATTGCTTTGTAACCAACCATTATCAAGATTTTCTGTTTTTATATGATATGTTGTAGGAGATAATACAGTGGTAAAAATATCACCTATTTTTAAATCTTTGAATTTCATCTTTTTATAAAATATATTATCGTGTATATTCCTAAAAATACTAAACAAATTAGTAAATAAAATATGAATGGATTCATTGTTAATATTATATCACAATTTTATTGATTTGTCAACTCAAAACATCTATAGCAAATTTTTTCATTGCATTTTCACTTGACATTGTGCCATCAATTATATTGCTATGTGTTTTAAAACAAAGCACCATAAGTTTAGCATAATATTTATCATTAGTTAAAACAAATTTTTTTCTAGCCATGGTGTATATAGCCAATAAAGATTGCACAGAATTATTTATCAGAATATTTATATGTTTGAAAAATTCTTTATTTTTATTCAAAACCATCAGCATAACTGACATATTGTCAATCTGCCTTATGTCAGGATATTCTTTATTTTTAAAATATTCTTTTTGTTCTTTTTCTGAAAGCAATGAAACCTTATCAAGTTCATTATTTATTTGACTTAACTTATTGTCACTGCAAGCAATAAGATCTTTTAATTCAGCATCAGTATACGAGTTTGCAAATGTTATATACTTTTTGCTAATATATTTCATCAGTGTATCTGTATTGCCTTTTTCAAAAATGTATATAAATTGAGAGTTGTCATTTAAAAAAGTGTCTGTGATTTTAATGCCATCAAAACCAATGATGATGTTTTCGTTAAATGAAGCTAATGTTGTAATGTAGTTTTGGTTTTTTATGATTTGTTCATCATTAAGTATATAATACAATCTTTTTGAAACCAAACCAGTTGTCATATCATATATAGCATTGTCAGCTGTATCATATATGACCAATGGCTTGTTTATTTTTTTGGCAATTAAATCTATATAAGCTCTGGCATTGATGGGTTCATTTTCAATAAACACCATAAATTCAGGTATTTTATTGTCACTTATCAGTTGTTTCAACACAGATGAGTTCATTGATTTTATACCTTCTCACATTTGCATGTTCTGATACATATCCCACTTCACCTTTATGTATAAATGCATGATTGTTTGTAGATGAAAGTACAATGCAATTGCCATATATGAGTTCATTTTTTATTGGTTCAGTTTTTATGAATATCGTTTCATAATCACCTGCATTTGTGGAAAAAACATCTCCATTATTTAATTCAGAAAATTTCATATTGACCTCAATGATGTACAAAGTTCTAGAATAAAATTATCAATCAACATCGATTTGTTGTATTGATACATATCATTATTATAACACATCTGATATTTAAAAATCAACTCAGATATTTTTCTGGATTTTTCTTTGTTGATTAATACATCATCGCTGCATTTATTTAAAAGCAATGAACAAAATTCATTAAAATTATATGTATTCTTTAAATCATCAGCTATTTTAAGAGTATTGTTTAAATTAGCTTTATTTATTTTATTATAAATTTTATCTATATATTCTTGTGGTATCATTCACAACATTTAATGAAACAATATTTTAAAATTGTATCTGCGTTATCTTTGTTTGCTATTTTTCTGTTTTCATAAAAAATATTACACATATTTTTTCTCAATTGTTCGTTTGATGCATTGTTGATGATTTTGTCCAATATGTTAGACAATATTGCATCAAACAATTTAATGCCATCAAATGATTTTAATTGGCAATGTTCATATTCTTTTATGCATTCATCAAAATTTTTCACCATCAAACAATCTATGATTTTATTGATAGATTCTTGTTTAATCAAACCAAATGTAGATTCAACCAAATCTAATGATACATTATCATCTACATCAATGCAACTGTCCAAAAGCTTGATGGCATCTCTCATATGGCCTTGAGATAATATTGCCAACTTGTTTAATGCATCAATTTCATATGTATAATCATGTTCATTATCAAGAATGTATTTCAATCTTGCAGTTATTAAATTGTTTGATATTTTGCCAAAATCAAATCTTTGCACTCTTGAAAGAATGGTATTAGGAATTTTTTCAGGATTTGTTGTGCAAAAAATAAACACACAATGCAAAGGAGGTTCTTCTATCAATTTCAAAGCTGCATTCCAACCAGCGGTTGTAATCATGTGTGCTTCATCTATGATATATACTTTGTAATCACAATCAATTGAAGATTGCTGAGCATCCTCAATGAGAGCTCTTATGTTATCAACTCCATTGTTGGATGCTCCATCAATCTCTATGGGTTGACCTTCTCCATGATTGATTTCATTTGAAAATATTCTTGCACAAGTTGTTTTGCCACAACCATGAGCACCACAAAATAAATATGCATTTTTGTGTGTTTTTGTTTTTATTTGTTTTGATAATATGTTTGTGATAAAATCTTGTCCTATAACATCATCAAATGTTTTAGGTCTGTATTTAAGAGCAAGGTCCATTTATTATATTCCCTTTATATATTAATCTAATAAACTGCACACTTCAAATGATGTTGATGAATTAGTTGTATTATTAAACATTTTTGCAATTTCTAATTCATCAATATCTATATCATCATCATTACACTGATAATTCATGTACAACTGATATTGAGTTAAAATGTTTTTAGTATAATCAAAATATGGCAAATCATCAAATTTTGAATTGATGCTCGTGACAACTTCTCCAGATTGGGTATTTCTCAAATGTAACAATTCTGTTCTGATTCCCAATTTGAATATGTCATATTCTAATGGTGTTGTTGAATAAGCGTTGCCTAACACTACTGATACATAATAATCATTTTTTAATTTTGATAGCTGATTCAAAAAATTTGATTTTAGATTCACATTATTTTCTATTGTTTTTATTGTGTTATCATCAATTTTTAAAGTTAAATGATTGCAATCAGCATATTGTTTTCCCATGTATTCAAATGAACCACACAATCTTTTGTAATCATGTTTCATATTGATTTTGGTCAAAACATTATATTCATGAACATCATGCGGTTTCAACATAACTTCATTTGAAGAAGTTGCTTTCCACAGTTTAGAAAATTTCATGTATTGTCTTAATTTATAATGACTTGTTTTGATGTAACATTTTTTACCTTGTTGCAGATAATAATCACACATAAAATTCAATAGTTTTGTACCTACGCTCAAACCTTGATATTCAGGTAGTACTACTAATCTATGTATGCGCCAACCATTTTTAATTACACCACTTGGCAAAGGCAACAATGCAATAAATCCAACCAGTTCATTTTCTATACATGCAACATATTTAATAGACGCAGGATTTAAATCAGCACTCAGATAGTGATGGTGCTTAAATACTCTCCAAATACCTGAGTCTTTTGTTCTGTAGATTTGGAGAGCAAAGTTTTTCCCAAGTCAGCATTTCTGCAATCATAAACACATTCATCGTCTAAATCAATGACTATGTCAGGATTTAAATATTCTATGTAATCTTTATGACAGCTGCATGTTACAATGTGTTTTAAATTATTTCTATGAATATATTTTGATAATGATACACACAGTGATTTAGCAACCATTCTGTCAACTGTGCTTGTGAATTCATCAAACACTGTATCATTGTCTAAATTTAATGCTATGTCAGCTCTGTATCCTTCACCAACAGATACTACTGATCTCGGTTTACACCATACTGGAAGTGAATTAAGTCCCACTGCTCCCAGTTTGTTTTTAGCTTCTTCTGGAGTTGCAAAATTAGATACTATAGCTTTTGAATTGTCAAACTTTTTTAAAACTTTATTATAAAAAGGAAAAGATTTTAATAAAGTTGATTTGCCTTTTCCACTTTGACCACATATGACCAAAATTTGATAATCAATTGAACCATCAATCAGACAATTTGGCAATACATATGGATAAAATTTAGATATGCCATCAAATTCATAATCAAAATTTTCTTCAACCATTTTAATGTGTCCATCAATAGGAACATTTGATGTTATTGGAACATCACTTTTGGTCAATTCACACAATTTTGGACAATCGTGATAATTTTCAATCATTATAATTCTTCTTTCTTAAATTTATATGCTATAATTATATCACAATTTTTCTTTAAAATCAACTCAAATTATATTAGTTAATAAATTATTTATTATTTCATCAGTACATTTTTTGCATACAGGAAATTCAAAAGATTCTCTTCCAATGCCAATTTCTTTATATCTCGTACTGTATCTTTCAAATATAAATTTTTTACCACATTTATCACACATTTGTGGGATGATAGCAAAATGACCATATTTAATTGTCATTCGTCCTCATAATCTCCAAATCATATATCCTAAGATAAAAGTGCTAATTAAAATTAGCAATATTTCTATAAATTCAGTCATTTTTCTTTTTATCTTTATCAATCAAGTTTGTCGTCAAAACGATTTCGATGGTCGGTTGCTTATCAATAATTGAGTTAAATAACTTTTTCTGCTCAGAATCTGTTCCGTCACTGTTTGTCCACCATGAAAAATGTTCTTTTAATCTGTCAGCGTCAATTAGTCTCATTTTCTCCTGCACTCCTTTACATCACACCATAGCCGTCTCCAATCTTTTGTGGCATCGTCAAAGCACTGCAAAACCATATCAAGGTCAGTTTCGTTCCAAACGGCATATGTACTGCCGTCATCATTAAATCCGAATATTGCTTGATTAAACTCTTTGCGCCGTGCATCGTGGGTTTCGCTATCCTCGGTCATTCTCTTGATAAATAACTCCCGAAGTTTGGCGATATTTGAAAGACCATCCTCAATTGCTTTTTGATTGTGTTTACAACTGCATCCCATTTTTATAACTCTTTGCCAATCAGTCTCATTTATAAGTCTCATTTATAATTAAATATCCTGTTTCCAAAACCTTTCGGTCGAGCAGATATATTCGTGCTTAAATTTCATTTTGTTTTACATGATTACCACCACATATTTGTTTTTGACGGTAATATTATATCACTTTTTCTTGGAAAACTCAACTTAATGTATTTAATATGATAGGGTATTTATCCTGTTTGCATAAATCGGTAAGCAGTAAATATGCGTCATTAATATCGTCATAACTATATTCATTATTATTAATTTCAATATTGTCCTTAAATTCAAGCTCAGCCAATATATTATAAAGGATAGCTGTTGTTTTCTGCAGGGTTTCAATTTCGCTTTCGGTTAAAGCTAAAGTGGTGGTTTTATGTATTATCATTTTTTATTACCTTTCTTTCACCGCAAATATGGAGTTCATCGGCCGCACAGTATAAATGTCTTTTACAGTTTGGGTGGTGGCAATATAAAAGTCCCGGTGAACTTTCATACGCGTATTTGCAGTCCCTTCCTCGAACCGCCGGAATGGCATCAACGGTGTCTTGTTGATTTATCATCTCTAACAAAGCCGCCTTTGTTTCTGGAACTTCAGAGAAATCTATGTCCCAGCCGTTATCAATTAGTTCATAGAGAACATCTGCATCAATTAGTCTCATTCTTTCCTTTCTGGAATATTAATCATATCTCACCTCAGTATCATCCATTTTAACCAATTCGGCAAATCGGATGACATTACGCCATCAAACACAAGTTTCGCAATAAAAACAATAATAGTAACAATAATAATGACAATAACCCATATTGCTATTGCCAATAATTTTTCTTTCATGTTTCTAATAATTCCTTTATTCTTTTATCTGTACACTTTTTACATACTGGGAATTCAAAACTTTCTCTCCCTATTACAACTTCTTTATATCTTGTGCTATATTTTTCAAATATAAATGTTCTGCCACATATATTACAACATTGTGGAGTAAAAGCAAAATGGCCGTATTTAATTGTCATCTTTTATCTCAATTTCTATTGGTTCAAAATCTTGGTACTTTCCATCAATAGCGTTTTGAATAAGTCTTGCTGCATTTCTAAAACATTTATCTTTTATACTATCTGTTTTTGCAATATTCATAATAGTATATACGGAGTCTTGCACAAGTTTGAGCCTATCAGTATTATGTTCAAGCCATTGCTCAACTCTAAATGACGGTATAAGCCGTGACCCATTTGTGTAAACCTGCTCTGTGTCGGTAAAGCCGTACTGTTTTTCAAATTCTTCCCATGTTTCTGGGAAGTCCATTACATTATTCATTTTCCGTTTTCCTTTCTCCGTCTGAACAATAGTCATTTTCTCTACGATAACTGCTGTTAAAATAGCACACATGACCAAATGCTTCTTCTGAATAAACATACCATTTACAATCTTTACATCTCACAACGTGAACGGCGTCTACGGTCGGTTGATAGCATACAATCAATTTTGCTTTTCCAAGACCTTTATACAGTTCGTCGCCTTCAACTTGTTCCTCATTCAATTCTTCGATAAGTCTGTTCGCATCAATTAGTCTCATCTATTTAATCCTCAGAAAAATTTTGTATGCTACCAAAGTAATCAATAAGGTCATCCAGTGTTTCAAATTCTGGTATGTCATCTTGTTTTTCCGACGGTTCGTCAGTTTCATTTCCGTTATACTTTTCATCAAAAATCTCTCCGCAAGCGCAATAGAAATCCTTGTTTATTGGCAAATCAACAAACTTAAAACAGGAATCTTCGCTCGGAATATAATTGGCATAATTAAATTTACAGTCCTTGCATTTTACCACGGGAACGGCGTCGATTGTTGGTTGCTCGTCCAAAGTCAACTTAACCTCGCAAAAGGTTATAACTGTCGCCGCCGCTTTTGTCTTGTTATTTTCATCCGTTTCTTCGTTGTACCATTTGAGAGCCGCATCAGAGCGTTCTTTGAGTTCGGCATAAAGTTTATCTTCATCAATTAGTCTCATCGTTTTTAATCTCCACTAAAGGACACCAGTCAGGACGATACGGTTCTATCGAAATCCTTTTTCTAATCATGTTGAAAAATGGGCATATCGGCATACCATAATCAACCGCCGTCTTCAATTCACACTCCAGACAATGACGCGGCATTTTCATATTTTTAATCGCTATCATTGTCCTTTACCTCTACCTCTATCAGCGGACACCAGTCTGGTCGGTCAAAGCGCGGCAAATCCAAGCTTTTTAAAAGTATTGTACAGTATGGTGGGGTTTTATTGCTATAAAATGGAAACTTGCTAAATCTGCACGAATAACAGCATATCGGCATCTCCATCTCTTTAATTGCTAGCATTGTCTTTTATCTCTACAAGCGGGCACCATTTTGTTCTGCTTATCTCATGGCAATCAGTACCCTCTTCAATCTCTCGCCAATTATTGATTGCCATACAGAAACTGCCACCGGGAGTTATGGACACAAAATTACAGTCCATGCACCCTATCGGCATTTTCATTCCTTTAACTATTATGCTCATTGTTATTATCAGACCCCTTTATTGCATCAAACTTATTACCAATAATTTCAACGCAAATTTCGTTGGTATAATCATCAATCGTATCTTCAAATGACATAAAACTTGCAACCCCAACACCGTCAAGAATAAATCCAGATTGTGCCCAACAACCGCCGGGGCAATCATATTCTTTGCGAACTTCATATATTTCATCGCCCTCGGGTTCACAATATGGATATGATATTTTAACAAGGTCGTGTTCCCAAATATCTTCTTCGCCGTGGTTGTACAATTCGGTTTTTTCGCAGAGAGTAGTATAATCAACAATATACTGGTCTAAGTTATTTAAATCTCCATCGTCGGGTATAATATATGTTTCACCTTGATATTCGAGATAACTGCCATAAAGCCATTCGGCTGTCTTTCTTGATTTTGCTTTATACATCTTTTACTTCTTCTACAAAAGCTGAAGCTTTTTTATCATAATAATTGTCGTACTTGGATTCCCATTCTCTCGCTGTATATTCTGATTTTTCACCGAGATGACAATAGCCATTTTCTTTCGTAGTCCAATCCCAATGGCGACATGTAAAGTCATCCGATATTGAATTGTAGTTGCAATATTTACAATCTCCACATCTTACAACTTCTACGGCATCGATTGTCGGCTGGACTTCAACCTCATCAATTACATCTTCAAAAGCACTCGCCCACGATGCTGGACACGCCTTCTGATTCCATTCATCTGCTATTATTTCTTTACATCTTTCAATGAACTTGTCCGCGTCAATTAGTCTCATTTGCTTTCTTCTTTCATATCTGCACCGCACATCGCACAAAAAGGAGTGTGTAGAGGAATTGGCTCAACACCATTAAACTGTTGTTCCATATGCCCACATTGATTACATACACAGCAATCACTCTTATCTATCCACTTGCCTTTCTTCCGCTCTTCTATTGTGGGAACGGAGTCAACAAGTCTTACAAAATCATATGCAGAGCATAAGAAGTCCGACCATCTTTCTTTTGTGTATTTTTTTACCTCGTCAGCATCAACCAATCTCATTCGTATTACCTCGCTTGCATATAATCTAAGTTTCTCACATACTCCAAATACTTAATCAAAAACATATCTTGTGACATATCTTTGTCACAAAAAAGACGAAATATAGTATTACCACATTCAGGACACTGCAAAGTGCATGTTTTGTAATTTGTCGATTCGCCATCATCGTATTCAACATCATCTTTCGTAAATGTAAACTCACATCCGCACTGTTTGCATTCTGCATAGTAAAGTCTTGGGGTATGACCATGTTTAATTATGTTCATTCTGTTACCTCGTCTACGTTCATTCTCGTTCCGCAATTTCGACTTCTTCTAAAGGACACCAATCAGGTTTGCAACTATAAGCATCTATAAATTTTGGCGATGCATAACAAAAGGCATATTTTTTGAGCCACTTCCTATCCTCATCGTCCAACAAGACTTCAAAGCGGCATTCATAACAACACTTTGGCATTTCCATATCTTTAATTACTATCATTTCCATATCCTTCCAATTACATACCCTACAATAAAAATGCAAATTAAAAGCATAGATATTCCTATCCACTCAGGCATTTTATTTTCCCTTTCATCAATCATATCCCTTTTCTATTGAAAAAAGTGAAACGTGACTCATGCCAGCATATTTCTTTATATATTCTGACGCTTCCTTCTTTGTTTTGCCTTCAAAATTGGGAAGTGGAATAAATGAATGTTCTTGCATTTCTCTGATATATTTTAGTTGTTTAATTGTTACATTTTCTGCATCAATTAGTTTCATCATTTAAACCTCAAAAAATAAAGCATAACATTTATATCTATAAATGGTTTCTTTTTAGCCTTAAATATAAGTTTGTCTTTTTCGTGTTTAACACAAGTAATATTTGATATTACAAATGCTTTGTGATTTTCTTCGTTTTCCGTGTTGGGTTGTACATATATTATAGCATCTGATGGTATGTCTACATTCACTTTTTGTTTACGATAATACCATTTATTTGCTTTTAATTGTATACTGATTTTATTCATAACACCAAACCAATATCATCATTTACCACTTAAAGTTATTTACTGGTATTCTGCCACAACAAGGACATCTAGACGGCATAGCGGTGGTATCTATTTTGTGATAGCAATTACTACAATGTATTTCACTACCGATTTTTACCCATTCCATTGTTTCCAAACCGTCTCTTTCGTAGTATTCCTTCAATGTTTTTTTGATTTTGACTTTAAGACTAGTATTATCATAATAATCTTTTATTGCGGTTTCTATGGTACTATTTCTTGTTTCACACTCTGCAAGCATATCTAATACTTTTGCCCACACATCAGTTCCGTACAGTTCAGAGTTATTTAATTTGTGTTTAAATTCTTCAGCGTCAATCAATCTCATTTTTTACCTCGCATCCACAATGAAAACATCTTTTTGTTGCTAAGTTTTGAAGTGTTTAAATCAATTGCGACATTATCTTGTGTATTAACCCTACTTGTAAGACTCGGTATGATGATAGATGTTAGATATGTTGCAGGTTTTGAAAATGAGCCTGTGGTATTAAGTGTATAGGTCGTACCGCTCAAGGTATTCATATCAGCAACAATTCTCTTTGCTTTTTGAAGACCAAGATAATATTCATCAAGTTTGTCTTGTTCTTTATTGAGAATATCTATTAGTTCGTCAGCATCAATCGGTCTCATTTATATATCTCTATATTTATTCTTTAATTTCAACAAGTTCAAATGTTACGATTTCCAGATTATTTAATCCTAATTTACTACCATTCTTTATGGCATCTTCACAATATCCTTTAACTTCCCAAAATTTATGGGATGGATTTGTTAATCCTTTGATAAGTTTACCAGTGTCTTTATTTCTTACTGCATACAGCCTCATCATTACCCCTCACTAAACTCACATTTTTCAAATCTTGTAATTGCTCTTGATATTGCGTTCAGTGTATCTCTGCACTCAAGAATCGCACCGTCTTTATAATCGCTAAGGGCAGATTCCAACCCATCAATAATATCTTTATCATTGAGTTCTTTTGTTTTATTATCAAAGTATTTATACTTAATTTTCATTTATGTTCACACCTTTCTTTTAGTCCGTCACAATGACACTCATCAAGTTCTCTTGTACCCATACAATGACCAACCGTATATTCGGCAGTGTGCTTTACTTTATCAGTAAGCATGTAAACTTTACATATCTCTGCATCCGACAAACGCCTTGTCTCCATTCTGGTGGTATAGTATGGACAATATTTTTTATCGTCGTCTTGTTTTGCATTAAGTGTATATGATGTACACTCTGACAGCATATTGCAAATGTCATCCCATACTTCTGTGCCATAATATTTGCTATTATTCAGTTTATGTTTGAACTCTTCTGTATCAATTAGTACCATCTGTTATTCCAACCACCTCTGTGAGACATTTTTAATTCAAATATTATCATATTTTTTACTCACCTTGTAGTATAAATAATGCTGACAATAATAATGATAACGGTAATAAGTATTAAAGAACATCCTGTTAGTATTTCGTTCATGTAAGTCGTCCTGTATCAATTAACATTCTTATTCTTTGCTCTGTTCCACTATTCATCTTGAAAAACTTTTATCATCAACAAAACAGCAATAGAATATATAGTTGGTCACAATATTATCTTCACCAACATAACCTTCGCCGCACAAATGCAATCTTTCTGGATATTCATAGTCGGAGTTGCTCATTGTAATATAAGCATATAAACTGTCGTGTTCTATTTCGAACTTTTCAATTTCACCTATGATATTTTTAATATCGCAATACCATAATTCGTCATCTGAACGCCGATAAATAAAGCAGATTTTTCTATCAATCATGTATTTTACATATTGAGCATCTACAATATCTTTCATGATATTTTCAGTAGTATAGATATGATTATTATAATTCGGTGTGTTAAGTTTTTCAACAAATATTTTTCTTGGCGTACTCATAATACTTATTTTATATCTTTTTGTTTACTCCTCATAGTCATCTGTTTTCTCCACATTATCGGTTAAATGTATAGCAGATATTCCTGCAGCACTCATCATGTTTATTAAAAATAAATAATGCCAATCCACATCTAATACCTCTCTTTCATTGACACTAATATTATATCATATTTTTTCATGAATGTCAACTCAATAAGTATCTTTGCATTGTGGTGCTCCTGTGGGTAAATAATTTTCTACCCACTTTGGAAACCATATGGAAGATGCCATCCACGGTTTTGTTTTTACACAATGATGTATCATAGGGTCAGAATGTATTCCACAAACTGCACCGCTATTCCATTTATGGCTCAAATATTTTATATGTCCCTTGCATACCATATTTAATACATCTTGGTCAGGATATTTAAGTTTCCATGTATTAAGTAATTTATGCATTTGTTTTGTATAATCGTGTTCTCTTATGTATTTAAGATTCATTAACAAGACACCAGAATTGATATAAGCGTTGGGATTATCTATATATGGAGCATTATGCTCTTTATAGTTTACATCAACTGCACCTGCTATAGCATAATTACTTATGTCTATATCCCACAATTCACTAATGTCCTTTTCAAAGAAAACATCTAAGTCAAGATAAAGTATTTTATCTACATCGGTAAGTATGTCTGCCAAATAGCATCTTGCAAAACTGATGTATGTCCAATTATTGTTTCCGTTGACTTCGTTATTATATATATAAGGATATTTTGTTGCGTTGATTCCAACCAAATCTTCTGTTTCAGTTATATCATCTTCAACAACAACATATATTTTATTCATTCTTTTTTGGGTGTTAACAATCAACATAATCATTTGCTGAAGTTGTGGGTACATATTTTTTGTAGCACACAATACAATATTCATGCCATTATTAGTGATTGGTTTTTCCCAATAATAATATCCATATATTGATGAACCTTCTGCTTTTACAATATGTACTGCATCAAAATCGGGATATCTTTCTTTGAAGTTTTCTTCGGTCAAATCTGCTTGCAAATGTTTCTCAGATTCATTTCCATATAAACTATCTTGCTCAAGCATATATGGAACTGCAATCATGATTGAATTAGAATATTGCTTTGCTTTATCCACTACCGCCTGTGCATCTTCAACCGAAAGATGTTCAATTACATCTCCGAATATGATAAGGTCGTAATTTTCTGTATACTCAAAATTGCGAATATCTACATTATATACTTTATCATATTTACCAACCAAATAATCTGCAGTATCTTTCCATATCTCTACTGCTGACCATTTGAAATCATATCCAAGCAAATCTCTATATATTCCACCACCTGCACCGACATCAAGAATAGATGCATTTGGCTTTAATTTATTTAAAAGATAATCTGCTATTTCTGGTTTTCCCCAAGAATAACTATAGCCGTATTTTTGTTCCATTTTTATTTATGATTCAATTCAGAGAGGTTTGTGAAAAGTTCGTTAAGCATTGAGTATAGCGAACCCTATTCTTTATAATCTTCAAAAATATCGAAAAAATTTCGTCTGCTAATATTATTACATTCTTTTATTACATTTTCACATACAGGACAAGTAAGTGCGTAAGCAAATTTGTTCGTTGTTATATCTGTAATATTAAATGCAAATTCACAGTCGCAATCTGGACATTTTGCCTTTTTAAGTTTAAGGTCATTTTTTATTATCTGTTTCATCTTCTTTCTCCTTATAATACTGTTCTACATTGTCTCCAAGCAATCTAAGCATTTCTTCTTTCCACATGTCTTCTTTCATTACAGGATGCGCCCACATGTGTTCTTTAAGAATATTATTGTACAATTCTTTTTCAAACTCATTTTTATCAATTTCTTTATTCAGATATTTCTGATATGCCAAATCGTTCTGAGATTTAGCTTTGTCACTGCACTCCCATAGCGGCGGAAAGTCATCCGTATGGTCATGAAGAATTTTACATATTTTCGGAATGTTCATTTGTACACCTCAACGAACCACATTCGCAATATCCATTACTATCTACTTTCATGTCAATAAGTTCACACATAACCCTATTGTCTCCCACTTTTTCTCCAAATATACAATCTTTACATTGTACTATCTCGATAATAGGACACCATTCTGGCTTCGTTTGATTTGCTTGATGGTCTCCCACCCAATCGGAATCGTGATAAATGCAATACACGCTCTTTGAATACCAGCATTGTGCGCAATTTTTTGGTATTTCTGCGTTTTTAATTGCTATCATCTTTTATCTCCGCATAACTACAAAAATCATCGTCCGTAATTTCCATGCCGCTAACAGGGCATACAAGAAAACCGTTTTTATGTATTGTAGCTCTCTTCTTATATTTACAATATCTACACTTTATGACTTCAGTTTTCTTGATTTCCCATTTACCATTATTATTGATATCTATAGTTGGCATTTCATTCACCTCTATTAATTATTTCATATAATATACAGAATAAAAGTACTATCAATTCTGTTATGATAAAAATCTTGAATAACATTTATGATTCGTATACTTTCATTTCAGGCTCTATTACATCTTTATAAAGCCAACAAGCGCAACCGCTACACAGATTTAATTCTTTAGGGTATTTATACAATGTAGTGTGCTTTACATCAAAGTGAATTGTAGCACTCAAATAATTTATTTCTATTTCTCTTTTACAAATACTGCAAGTCATTTTATTTTTGTTCTTCATCATATTCTTCAGCAAAATATTCTTTCAGTTCATTAAATTCAGTATAGAAAATCATTATCAATTCTTCATTGATTGAAACTTTATCACGTTTAGCAAGCCACTCAAGAAATTTAATTTCTTCTTCATCAAAAGAAACTTTAATATTTTTATTAGTATACATGTAATACCTCAATCAGAATGAATAATCGTAATAATAATTTGCTTTACCAAAACTAACATTAGCTCTGTAATATCTTGTCACTTTACCCTTTTTGTTGAGTTCATCAACATTTGTATTGTTATGAGCAAGATAAAGCATTATTTCAAATTTGCCATCATTGTCTTTATCATCAAAACCATTGAGAATTGACTTGTCAATTACATTGGTCCAGTACCAATAATTGCCACGTTTGGTAAGATATCTTGTAGGATTATTTTCATTTGAAGTGAGTTCCCAATCATTTGAATAGGCACCACCAATAAGTTTGTGGTCAAGTTCTCTAACCACAACATGTTTTTGGTCTTTAACTTCAATCACTTCATAAGCGTCTCTATCAGAATAAGAATATTCAGTCATTCCCATTCCAACTTTGATTTCATCGCAGAACATTTTGTTTTCTTCAAGACGATTTGTAAGATTTCCATACCAAACTTTTGACATAATTTTTTTACCTCTTTCGTTTTTTACTATATAATTATATCACTTTTTTAAAAAAAATGCAACTCAAAATAGAGTTGCATCAACACAAATCACTGTATATCATTACCAGTTAATAAACATATCCCAAATATTTGATACGCTGAAAGCGGAGACTAATGAATTGATTATTTTTCTTCTTTCTTGTTCTGCTTCTTTGTCAGTGAGATATATTTTGTATTCCCCGAATTCTTTATAATATTTTGATAAAGCATCGTATCTTTCATTGGCAAGTTTGCTTATGTCTTTAGCTTTTTCAGAAAGTGCATTATCTCTTTCTTTTTTAAGAATGTCGAGTTTTTTAGTATATTCGCTATTTAATTCTTTGAAATCATTTTCAAATTTGTTGCGAATATCTATATATTCTTTTTTAGCAGTTTCAATCTTGACATCAGCATTTTTTATTTCAGAAGCTAATTCTTTTTTGCGACTGTTTGTATTTGCAATTGCTTTATCTGCTTCTTCTTTTTCTTTTTCTGCTTTTTCAAGTTCTTCAACAGAATCATAAGTTTTGTCAAGTTTTTCGCTATAGTATTTTGTAATTTCTCGCATTGTGGTTAAAACCTCATTTCTTTTGACTTACCTGTTTCCTCGACAGGACTTACATTAGATTTATATATTCAAATCTCGTGATTTGTGTTGTCTTCATTATCAATTGTCAAATCAAGATATTCATCGTTTGACATGTTATCATCATTTTGGTTTAACATTTCAAGCAATGCTGAAGCAGCTGACATAATTCTGTCACGACTTTCTTTAGGCAATTGATTGTTATCAATATTGACATTAACATTGTTGCTTACCAATTGAACTTGTGGTTTTTCATTTATGCTATTGATATATGTTAATGTGCTATCGGTGGATTTTTGAAGAACATTAATGGCATTTAACAATTCTGCATTGGTAAAATTATCTGATTTTGTGTCTATTCTATGTTCTATTTTATCAACTACTTTGTCATACAACCTTGAAACTTTCTCAGCACGAAGCATGCTTTGTTTGATTTGAGCTTCATTAAAAAGATATGTCAAATCTTTTATAGGTTGTTCAGACATTATGATTTCAGTAGATAAATCTTTGGTATTATCATTCATAACTATATATGTTTTTGAGTTTTTTATTTAATGCTTTTTCCAATTCTTTTTGCCATTCATCTGATTCGTTCATGATGTTTTTCATTTGAATGTCAAATTCTTTAGTAGGCACAAATTTATAAAACAATTGTGAATCATGTTTATTGTTTCTATCAATTATAAGTTTTCCATATACAGTATCTATTGTCATCATAATTGTTTTAATATTTTTTCGGTATCTTGATTAATGATTTTTTGTGTAGCTTGTTCCAATATTTTATTGTATTGTTCCAAACCATTTGTCAATCTGTTTTGTATATGTTTGGCATATACTTCAGATTTATCTAAATTAAAATCATTAACTTGTAAATAAATTTTATTCAATAAGTTCATCTTGTATCTTTTTTATTTCACGATAAACTTCAAGAATTTTTTCAGACACATTGTCTAAATCGACATTTTGTCCATTCAATTCATTTTGATAAATTTTCAATGCAGAAATGACA